CTTATTCGTTCTGCAAATGGTGCTGTAATAAGCGAGACCCAAAAGGCTGCCGCATTAAAGGCTAGTACTGTTGCTGCAAAAGCACAAGCCGTAGCATTAAAAGGTGTAGCAATTGCTGGTAACATGTTGTTAGGCATTGGCGTATCAATGCTTATTAGTTCTGTTATTAAAGGTATTGATAATTACATTCACCGTATAGATAACGCCAGAGAAGCTATTACGGAAATTTCTTCTGAAATAAAAGAAGTGAATGATACATTTAATAATACGAGCAAAACAGTTTCAGATATTTCTAGACGTTTTGCCCAATTATCCCAAGGTGTTAATCAAATCACTGGGTCGAATAAATCTTTAAATACTGAAGAATATGAAGAGTTTTTATCTTTAAATAATCAGATTGCAGAACTCTTCCCTTCTCTTCCGAAGATTTATAACGAGAATGGGCAAGCAATTGTTCAGCTTACTGGTGATGTAGATGGCATTGTCGGTTCTTTGCAACACCTAGTAGATGTGGAACGTGATTTGGCAAACCAGCAACTCGCCGATAAAATGCCGGAGTTATTTTCTAATCTTAAGATTAGTTCTAAAGATTATGATAAAGACTTAACATACCTTCAAAACAAAAAAGATGCGATGACTAATGTTGTCGGAGATTTTAATAAAGATATGTTAAAGGCTGCTATCAACAGCAAAGAAACATTTAAGGTACATGGAGATAATGCTGCACAAATTGTAGAGTTATCAAAGTTGTATGACTATGCTTTTGAAGCCTTAGACATTAGCTTACTCAGAACTTCTCCAAACGAGTTTGCAGTTAACGGTTTGGATAAATACAAGATAATTGATTTACAGTCCTCAGAAGATATAGACGAAGAGATAGAACGTGCATTTAATTATGCCGTTGATAAGTATGGGGAAGAATACAACTTATCATATGATAAGGTGGTCTCTCAAATTACTACAATCAATAATAGTAAGAGTTCAGAATATGATAACTTCAAGCAATCCTTATTTGCATGGTTAAATACAAATTCTGGCTCCGGATATAGCATGATGACCGATAATCTTCAAGCAAGTATACAGACGATTATTGGATCTTTAGATTTTGGATCTCTGATGAAAGAGTATACTACGCCAGAAGAATTCCAAAACTATATTTTAAATCATATTGTATATCCAATTAGAGATGATGGCTCTGTGCAAGATGCAATCAACAGCTTATTTTCAACTGATTTCTCAAAGATGTCTTTTAAAGATGCTGATGCAATGGTAAATGAGTTAATTAACGTAATTGCAAAAGCATTAGATAGAGACCCATTAGAATTAAAAGTTTCTCTTGGATTTGGTAGTTACGAAGATATAAAATCTTCAATGGCTGATATTGCTAAAAGAAAAGTGAATGCACCTGACGGTTATTTCTTTGATTACAATCAAGAAGCAGAATATAATCGTATAAAGGATGAATTGCAAGAATATGCTCAACAATATTCTATTGATACACAAGAAGAAATCGCATTGTTTAATAAAGCAATGCAAGATGCAGAGGATAATGTTGAAAAAGCAATTGAGATTTATCTTGCTAAAAAAGAAGAAAATAGACAGCTTCTTATCACAGAAGAATCTCTCAAGCAAGCTAAAACCTACCGTGACGAACTCGGCAAGCTCTATGATGCTCTCGCACTACTCCGTTCCGGTAACGCTACCGCTTCTGACATTTATGGTTTTGTAGAGGAGTTTCCTGGATTATCTGAGTATGTTGGAGACCTTGACCTTCTCGAAGAGAAGATTCAGGAATTAGTCAATGAAAGACTTGTTTCATTAAGAGAGCAGTTTAATGGAGCTATAAGTGAAGAGGCGTTAAAACGTTTAGCTGAATACTCTGTAAAACAAGAAGCTGTTGTTAGTTCTATTGATGCTACCACGGATGCTCTTAACACACTTGTTTCTGCATATAAAAATGTCTCTGATGCAATGGAACAGTATAACCAAAGTGGATTTATTTCATTAGAGTTGCTTGAATCAATTATGTCTATGAAGCCAGAATATCTAGGATCTTTATTAGATGAATGGAATAATATAGAAAACGCAACCGATGCATATAAAGCTTATATGAAAGTTCGGTTGATGGACTATATTACAACCGCAAGACAGCAATCCAATGATGACCGTAGGGAATTTCAAGCACAGTTTCACGAAGATGGTGATAGGGATAAGTACGATAAAGCAGTAGAAGCTTCTATTGATGCTTTAGCTGCAAAAGAAAAGTTTGTAGTTGGTATATTAGAGAATTTTGATGAATGGTTTGGGAATTTAACATCTGCTACTTCTTCTACAGAAAACACCTTTGACTGGATTGAAGTAAAAATCAATAACATCAAAGAGGCTATTGAAGAACTCAAAGAGACCGCAGACGACCCATTTGTTTCTTGGGCTGATAGAGGTTCTGCGCTTCAAGATGTAATTGACCGTCTTGAAAGTGATAAAGCTGATTACTTAAAGGCGTATGATGCTTATGTAGCAGAGATGGGAAAAGTTGGTCTTGGTCAAAATTATATTGACCTAATTGCTGGCGATAAGGATAAATTCAATATTGATACCTTCAAGGATGACCCTAATTACGATAAGATTCAAAAGTATCAAGAGTTATATGAGAAGGCTCAAGAAGCAAAGAAACTTGCAGATGGTACGGAAGACGAATTAAATTCCGGCATCCAAGATAACTTCGACCTTATCATCTCCGAGTTTGATTCTAAGCTCTCTCACTATGAAAATACTGCGAATCTGATTGAATCTAAATTAGCAAATGCAGAATCTAAAGGTTATATTGCTACACAGCAGTATTATCAAACTTTAAGAGGTATTGAAGAAGCAAAAAGAGTTGAGCTAAAGAACCAGTTAGATGACCTCACACAAGCGTTTAATGAATCTGGATTAGAACCGGATTCTGAAGGGTGGTCTGAGCTTGTAAATAAGATTGAGGAAACAGAGCTTGCACTTCAAGAGTCTACCAATGCAATGCAAGATTTTAATAATGAAATCCGTCAGATAGATTGGGATTTATTTGATTTTGCTCGTGACCAAGAATCCAAACTTATGAACGAAGCCGACTTCATGATTGATTTACTTGACTCCGCTAAGATGTTTAGCGAAGCAAGTGAAATCACGGCTGAAGGCATGGCTACTATGGGACTTCATGCTCAGAACTACAATGCTTACCTTGAACAGTCTATTGATTATGCTAAAGAATTGGCACGTATTCAAGAAGAAGAATTGTCAGAAAATCCATATGATACAGATGCGTTAGAGAGATATAATTTGATGCTTGAGAAACGCCAAGAAAGCATACTTTCCGCTGAAGCAGAGAAGGAAGCTATCATCGACTTGGTGAGCGAGGGTATTGAGCTACAAAAAGAGAGTTTTGATGAACTTATAAGTCAATATACCGAAGCACTTGATATTCAAAAAGATTAAATAAATACATTTAGTCCGCTATATAACGAAAGTATATAGTGTATTGTTTTGAATTGCTGGAAACCCCTAAAGATATTTAAACTACAACATAGAGATGAAATATGCTCAAGTGTGAATGTTTGAAAATTAAATATATAGAAGACAGAACATCTAGTTTTACTAGGTGTTTTTATTTTGTCTAAAAATGGGAAATCAGCAGCCAAGTTCCGAACAGGAAAAGGTTCAACGACCAGAGCTGAAATGCTCGTAGAGGGAAGTCCCTCGAAGTGGAACACACCTAAGTTTGTATATATAAATATGGTGAATAATATGGTCTGCACTTTGGTGAAAGCCAAAGAAAATTTACTTCTGTTAAGGAGAAGTAAAATCTATAGGGTTTAACGAACCTTATAAATAAAAAATTGTTTAGAAAAACTCAAGATAAGGGGGTGAAATATGGGTAAAAGAAAAACACATGAAGAGTATGTAGGAGAATTAAAAATAAAAAATCCTAACGTTGAAGTTTTAGGAATATATATAAATAATTATACGCCTATATTACATTGTTGCAAAAAACATAATGTTAAGTGGAAAGCGTTTCCAGCTAGTATTTTACGGGGATGTGGGTGCAATGAATGCGGAAAAGAAAAAATAGGTTCTTCTCTTAGCAAGACGCATAAGCAATATGTAGAAGAATTGCATAATGTCAATTGTAATATTGTTGCTGTCGAAGAATATCGAGGCGCAAACACTCCAATATTACATAAATGTTTAATAGACGATTATGAATGGATGGCACGACCTGCGAATATTTTGTTTGGGAATGGTTGTCCAAAATGCGCAAATAAATATTCTATGACTCCTCAAGAATACAATGATAAATTAAAAGAAGTTAATCCAACTGTTGTTGCAATAGATGAGTTTATTAATATGAAAACTCCTATTGTACACCGTTGTTTAAAACATAATATACAATGGTTGGTAACTCCATCAAGCACGTTACAAGGTTGTGGATGTTGGGAGTGTGGAAAAGAAAAAATAGGTAATCTATTTAGAAGAACTCATGAAGAATATGTAAAAAAATTAGCAATAACTAATAAAGATATTATTGTTATTGAAGAATATATCAATGCAAATACTCCTATATTACATAAGTGTTTAATAGATGGTTGTGAATGGTGTGCAACTCCAGGACATATTCTTAGTGGTTGTGGTTGTCCTCAATGTTGTAAAAGTAAAGGTGAAAAAGAGATTGAGTCGTGGTTAAACAATAACGAAATTGAATATATACCTCAATATAGATTTACTGATTGTCGTGATAATAAACCTTTGCCTTTTGATTTTTATTTACCTATGTATAATTGTTGTATCGAATACGATGGTGGACAACATTATAGACCCATTGATTATTTTGGCGGACAAGAATCCTTTGAAATAACAGTAAAACATGACAATATGAAAAATGAATATTGTAAAAACAATGGTATACCTCTTCTTCGTATACCTTATTTTAAAAACATAGAAGAAGAATTGAACAATTTTTTATTTATTTAATATAGTAACATAATGGTTATATGATTATCAAAGAAAGAATGCACAACAAGTTAAAAAGATTAGTTCCTTACAGAAACAGCTTGCTGCCTATAGCAATGATACGTCTGACGAAGCTCGTGCAAAAGTTCAACAACTCAAAGTCCAGCTCAATGATGAGAAAGGTAATTTAGAGTCTGATAATTATGACAGATATATTTCCGATCAAAAAGAAATTTTATCTACTATTTCTGAGGATTACAATACAGCTTTAGATGCATATCTTGACGATACCGCAAAGGTAATATCTGACTCTATAGATGCTGCTAATAGAAATGCTTCTAGCATTGGTAAAACAGTAACCAAAGCAACCAATGATGTTGGCTATGATGTTAGATATGCTTGGAATGATGAAAAAGGAGTGCTTGCTACTGAATTTAGTGGTGTTAAGGAGAATATCCAAACCAGTAACGATGTTCTTGGTGATATTAAAGACAATACCACTGGACTTATAGACGCACAAAAAGCCGCAATCACAGAATCATTAAGTGGTTTAACTGATGAGAATAGTACCTTAAGCACAAGTATCAAGGGTATTCTTGAAGCTGTTCAAAGTATTGATGGAAAGATGAACGGTCTTGGTAGTGGAGCTAATAACTCTAACGGAGAAACCGGTGGCGAAAAAGATCCAATCCCTAAGCCTACTACTCCTACCGGTGGCAAAAAAGAACCTGAGTCACCTAAAGATGATGACAGCTTTAGTAAAGGCGCAGTTCTTAAGAATGTAACAGGTAAGTGGTACGCTTCTTCTGATGGAACTGGCGCGAGTGGTTCTACTACTCCAGAGAAAGGTGCAGATGAATGGGTAATTGATAAGATTAACGATGGTTCGAAATATCCTTATCACATTATGAGTTATAAGAATGGTAAATTCACCGGCTCTGGTTGGGTAAAGAAAAATCAGCTTGCGTATAAGAACGGTACGAAGAAAGTAGGTTATGATCAAGTTGCATGGACGCAAGAGAATGGATTGGAATACATTATCAGACCTTCTGATGGCGCTATTCTTCATCCGGTTGCACAAGGGGATATGGTTCTTAATGCCGAAGCATCTAAACGTCTTTGGGAAGTATCTAACAACCCTATGCAGTTTATTAAGGATAATATGTCTACATCAATTCCTAGCACACCTACTAATAATGGAAATAACAATGTTGAAAACAACATTCAGATGACCATCACTCTTCCGGGTGTATCAAATTATCAGGAATTTGTAACCAGATTACAATCTGATTCGAAATTTGAAAAGATGATTGTAGATGTAACATCCAGTGCATTAACCGGTAATAATTCATTGTCGAAATACAGACATAAGTTTTAAACGATTAAGAGCCTCGGAGAAATCTGAGGCTCTTAGTATTAAGGAGAGAAATATGAAAAAGGAAGATATTTTAAGAAAGCGAAACCTTCAATTGGTGCAAGAGGTCGAAGATTTAAAAACTGAATTGGAGCAATTAAAAGAAACAAATACCTCTTTAGAAACTAATATTTTAGTAGAGCATATTGAAAATATTAAAAACGAACTCTTCTCTTCCATTGAAGAAATTAACGAGTTGAAGGCAGAGTATCAATCTCTTATTGAAGAAATAAAAGAGTATCGTGATACTTTAAAGAATAATTAAGTTTACATACAACTACAATAACGGAGGTGAAAAACATGTTAGTAACTGATTTTGAATATGATGGTTTACTTTTGAGTGACTTTGGTTGTATTATGTGTTCTTTTGATTCTACTGGATTACAGACTGTAACCAATGGCTCAAATATTACATTTAATACATCTCCTGTTCTTAAAGGCACAAAACATGTATTAACAGATACGAAATATGATGAGTGTCTTACTGTTCCACCATTTCAGATCTGTAAAGATTTCTGTCTTTGTGAAACTCAGGAAGATACTTATTTTACTATAGAAGAACAAGCAAATTTAATGCGTTGGCTTAATAGGAAAGAGTTTTTGAAGTTCAAACTGGTTAAAGAAGGATATGAAAACATTTATTTCGAAGGAAGTTTTAATGTAAGTAAAATTATGTGGGGAGACAACTGTATTGGCATGGAATTATCTCTCACTACCAATAGACCGTTTGGTTTATATGAAGTGGTCAAGAAAACATTTAGAGCTACTGCTGCCAACCACATGGAGATTTTTAAAGATATCTCTGATGAAATAGGTTATATTTATCCCGATGTAGAAATCACATGCACTACTGCTGGAGATTTAGTAATTCATAATACCATTGAGAACCGTGATACAGTGATTAAAAATTGTACTGCTGGTGAGGTAATTACAATGAAATATCCGGTAATCTCCTCTTCTGTTTCATCTCATAAGATTCAGAATGACTTTAACTACAATTTCTTTAGAATAGCCAATACATATAGAGAAAAGGGAAATAAGATTACGTTCTCATTGCCATGTACAATGAAGATTTCTTATAACCCGGTACGAAAGGTAGGGATTTAAATGGGAATAAAATTGGACTTTGATTCACACGGTAACCCTCAAGCCCCTACCTTTGTATTAGCAACAAGAAATGGGACAAAGCTCGGTCAGATTAGTAATATTACCGATGAACGCTTAAAAGTTGGGATGAAAGACCCAGAGGGTTCTCTTACCGTACATAAGTATGAAGGTAAAGAGGTTATTCCTTATTGGGATGACATCAAGGATTTTAAACTTATGTGGTGTAAAGAATCTGATGTGTGGTTTGAGATTAAGATTAATTCTACCCTCTCCGATGAAATAACTAAGCAGGTATCTTTACAGAGACTAGGGGAAGCAGAATTATCTCAGATTAAAGTATATGGTATGGAAGTAAATACCGAGGATGATATTCTTCGAGATGATTATGTTCAGCCGACTTTATTTTACAATGAAGACAAGCCTACCGCTTCTCTCTTACATAGATTACTAGAGAAAGCACCGCATTATAGAATTAGACATGTTGATGAGCATTTAAAGGGTATTCAAAAGATTTTCTCGTTCAACGACAGGAGCTTAAAAGAATGCTTTGATGAGATTGAAGAATCTATGGACATCCTGTTTGTGTTCGAATCCAAGTCAAAAGAAGACGGAACACCTGACAGAACGATAGACGTATACGATCTTAAGAGTTATTGTAAGGACTGTGGTGCGAGGGGAAAGTTTGTAGATAAATGTTTAAATTGTTGTAGCGAAGACATCACTGAAGGATATGGTGTTGACACTACTATTTTTGTATCTCGTGAGGACTTGGGTAATGAGATTAACATTACAGTAAATGCTGATGAGGTAAAGAACTGTTACCGTCTCGAAGGCGGTGATGAATTAATGACTGCTACCATCCGTAACTGTAATCCGAATGGTACGTCCTATATTTGGGACTTTTCAGAAGTTACAAAGAGAGATATGGATGCCAGTCTGGTTGAACTGATTGAGAGATACAAAGAAGATTACAACTATTATAAGGATTCTTATGTATCAGACCTCTCTTCTGTTCCGGTATCTAGTTATAATGTCCTGGTTAATAAATACAACGCCACGAGCGAAGATTTAAAAGTGTCTAAGATTACAAGTCTTGTTGGTTACGCTCCTATTATGGAACACTACTATGACGCTATTGACCTTGCATTATATATTGAGTCCGGACTGTTACCAAATATTAATTTACAAGATACTAATGCCCAGACCGAAGCTGCAAAGCTCACTACTTCTGCTTTATCTCCAGTTGCCGTTGTATCCAAGAAGTATATTACATTAGCCAATGCATCTACCGCTGTATTGAATGCGGCTAAGATTGCATCTGACCCAAGATATCAGATTAAGGTGAACCAAGCAAGTCTTAATGGAACTACTTGGACAGGTAATTTTACGGTAACGAACTATAGTGATGAGAAGGATACTTATGTATCTCCTACTATCAATGTAACGGTAAATGATGATTATACGAAATACATTGACCAAAAGCTTAAGAAGACTTTGTATAATAATACCAGAGGTAAATATGGAAGTATCACTCAGATGATAGATATGAATGTATCTACTTTCCAGAGTGAATTGAATAAGTATAATCTTACAGCTCTTAAATCATTTAATACTTGCTTTACAGAGTGTGTGAAGCTGCTTAGTGAACAGGGTATTGATAAGGAAGATGCAGATTTATATAACTCTGTGTATTTGCCAGTATATAACAAGATTGGTTATATTCAAGCCGAGATTGCAGAACGTGAAAATGAACTGGCAGTAGTAAACAATGTACAATCTAAGCTTTTAACTCTGAAACAATATATAAATGATAAGTTGAATTTAGAAAAGTATCTCGGTACTGATAATTGGCTAGACTTCTGTGCTTACCGCAGAGAAGAAACTTTCTCTAACGGTAATTATATATCTGATTATCTGAGTAATAAAGAACTCTTCTCTCGTGCGGAAGAATTTACAGAAATGGCTGAGTACGAAATAAGCAAAGCTTCTAATTATAAGAATGAAATCTCTTCTACTCTGAGAAATTTACTTACTGTAAAAGAGTTTGCACCATTGGTTGATTATTTTGAATGTGGTAACTGGATTAGAGTTATTGATGACGATGGAGAAGTTTATAAGCTTCGATTGATTGATTATGAAGTGAATTTTGAAAATCTCAACTCTCTCACCGTTACATTTAGTGATGTGGTAAGAACTATTGATGGCTTAGAACCAGTACGAGAAATTCTTGTAAAGAGTTCTGATATCATCAATAACTATAACGCCGCATTGAATAAGACTAATAGTAATTTTGAATCAATCAATGATAGTATGTCTGATATGATAACTGATTCAATGATTAATTCCGACCTCATCTTCGATTCTTCCGACGATTTAAAGGAAGATATTACGGAAACTGTTGTAAGAATAGATAAGACGGATACTTCTCTTCGCTTATATGTCGGAGAGGTGCAGACCGGATTAAGTTCTCAGATAGAATTGACTGCAAGGCAAATTAGATCTGAAGTAAGTGATTTAAATAATTCATTATCTTCTCAGATTACACAAACTGCAAGTAGTATTAGACAAGAAGTAAATGATAGTGTTAACGGATTAAGTGCACAGATAGCGTTAAAGATTGATAAGAGTAAACTCGCTTCAGAGATAAATCTTATTGCTGATAATATTGTGTTATCTGGTAATACGACTTTTACAAACGGTAGTAAAATACAGACATTGATTTCCAATGCACAATCTACTGCCAACTCCGCAGTATCGGCTGCTAGTTCTGCACAATCAACTGCAAATTCCGCTAGTTCTAGTGCTAGTTCGGTGTCTAGTGCTTTAGCCGCATATAAAAAAGATTGTGAGGATGGTAAAACAACCATTAGTGGTGGGTGTATTACTACTGGACTTATATCTGCAAAATGTATAAGTGCTGATTATTTTACCACACAAGCGGAAAATGGCTCTGCTGGTTGGACGATAAAAAAACATTCTAGTGCCGATGACGCTTCTTATATTTGTGGTAATAACGCAATAAGTAATAATGTAGTCTTGAAAACTGGTGGTGATGTAGCATTTGCTTGCGGGCTTCCTACAAGTTATTATCCAGGTGTTTCAACCACTGGAGCGAAAGCTAGAATTTGGCATGATGGCTCAGTTGATTGTACTGGTGTTAGTTGTGGTGGAGAAATAATAAGTAGTTCATTAATTGCTGCTAATATTTATGTTGGTACGGAATATAGTTATTCACCAGTTGCTACTACTTCATATGTAATTAATAATTTTGCAAAGAAATCAGATATACCTACGTATTCTATTCCAGATACAAGTCAGATTACTCCATCATTAACATCATCTGGAAATATTGACTTTGCAGGAAGCACAAATGCCGCAAGCGTAACTTATGTTCAGAATAACTTTGCTAGACAATCGGCACTTGAAGCTCTTGAAAGAAGAGTGGATGCGTTAGGGGGCTGATTATTTGTTTTTCAGATCAGATTTTGTAGGATTAAAAGGAGATTTTTATGAATTTACAAATTAGAGAATTCGAACAAGCAATTATAAGATTTATTAATCAATCTGACCTTCCAATGGAGGTAATACGTTTGGCAATTAAAGATGTATTTTATCAGGTTGATAATCTTGCTAATGCTGCTATTGATATGGAAATTCAACAGAAAAAAGAGCAAGAAGCTCAAGAAAATTTAGATGAAACGAATGATACACAAAATCAAGGAGAGGCTACTGAATAAGTAGCTTCTTCTTTTCATTATTAGAAAGGGGGAAAGTTATGTTTAATTGTTCATGTTATGATATACATGGGAATACAATCAATGGCTTAACTCAATGGGACTTAAACCAAACTATTTATATAGAAGGACATGGTTTTACTACCCCACCAGAAATCCATTTTTGTAATAAAAATTCCGAAAAAGCTTTGATGGTTATGTCTGAAATTGAAGACGAGCTGTTAAAAGTAACAATTCCTAACCAATTACTTATCGAGCCTTATACCATTACATTATATGTTTATATGGTAAACGGCGAAGATAAAAAGACAGTCGAATATACTCAGATTCCGGTCAAGGCTAGACCTATGCCAAGTAGCTTTGAGTATGTTGATAATATAGAAATTATTGCGTTGAACGAGCTTGCTGAGGAAATTAGAGCATTAAACGCACAGATTGCTTCAGCCGAAGAAGAAAGAGTCACTGCTGAGTTAGCACGTTTCGAAGCCGAAGAAATCAGAATTGAAAATGAGAATGTTCGTATCGAGAACGAGGAAGCGAGACAGACAGCAGAGACTACTAGAGCAGAGAATGAAGAAGCTCGTGTAGAGACTGAAGCTAATAGAGTTGAAGCAGAAGCCTTAAGAGTTGAAGCAGAAACAGCTCGTGCTGAAGCAGAAACTATCAGAAACGAAGCAGAACAAATTAGAATAGAAAATGAAGATTCTCGTATTCTTGCTGAAAATGAAAGAATTACTGCTGAAATTACTCGTGAGACTAATGAAACAAACAGAGTTCAAACCGAAACCATGAGAGAAGAAAATGAAGCAGAAAGAATCTCTGCCGAAGAAACAAGAATCGAAGCTGAAGAATCAAGAGTTACTGCTGAGACTGAGAGAGATACTGCGGAACAAACTAGAATTGAAAATGAGGAAACTCGTATTGCTTCTGAGACAGAAAGACGGAATAAAGAGACTGTACGTATCGAAGCAGAGACATTGCGTACTGATGCTGAGACTGCTAGATTAGAAGCGGAGGAAGTTCGTGTAGAAAATGAAGATGCACGTATTGAAGCTGAAACTGCTAGAGATGAAGCTGAAACTCTGAGAGCTTCTAATGAAGAAACAAGAGTTGAAAATGAGGATGCGAGAGTTGAAGCAGAAACAAATAGAAATGAAGCTGAAGCTATTCGTGTAGAGAATGAAGAAACAAGACAAGCACAAGAAGAAGCAAGAGAGACTGCTTCTGCTACTGCTGTTGAGAATGCTGAAAAAGCAACTGATAGAGCCAATCTTGCTGCTGAAGCTTGCGAGAATATTGTAGCTGGCACAGGATTTATTTCTATTACTGAAAAGGGGATTCCAGGCGGTCTTGCTACTCTTGACGATACTGGTAAAGTTCCTTTAGAACAACTTCCAGAAGGTATTGGTGGAGATGTAGTTCCAGAGGGTGTTACTTATATTAATTTTGATGCACCGGATGGTGAAGAAGTTGGAGACATTTTACCGGTAGATGCTGATACATTATCTGGTTATGGAATTGATCATTTTGCAACTTCTGATGAAGTGAACTTAAAGGCAGATGGTCTTACTTATAGTAATAGTGTATTAAGCTTGATGAGTGGTGACGAGGAACTTGCAAGCGTAACTATTGTTGGCGGTTCTGGTTCTGGTGGTGGAGATGTTATTTTACCAAATAATGTGCTCTCTGCTTCTGATATGAGTGCTGCCGATATTGACACTCCAAACTTAGACGCTAGTACATTGGGTGGGCACGAACCTGATTATTTTGCTACCAAGGAAGATTTAGAAAATCTTGGCTCTTCTACTGAGCTTAACAACATCATCAACGGCACAACCCAAGTCGGCAACGCCAAAACCCTTGACGGACACGAAGCGGAATATTTTTTTCAGAAGTCGGGTGGTGTTATTGACGGAGATGTTACGGTAGAAAAAGAAAACGGTCAAGTTGCGTTTTCTTTTAAAAACGGAAACCGAGAAATGGTGATTGTAGTAACCGAAAGCGGAACGTGCGGAGTGCTTGACCAAACAAATAAGGTTTGGCTGTGGAACTCCGAATTAAACGGTACAACCAAGTTTTACGGTACGGCAAGCGGAAATTTACCGCTTAGTGGTGGAGGTACAGTGTCAAAGGCTGGTCGCTCTCCTATTGACCTTAAAAGCACAAATTCAAATAATGTTACAACGCTTTATAGTGGACAAGATGGAACGCTTGGTGAGTTAGGCTTTATTGGCGCAAACAATCCAACTTTCCGAAATACTAGCGGAGCAAACAACACCCTTCTCCACACTGGCAATATGGCAAGTCATGTATTACCCATTAACGGCGACACTTTAAATGAGGGAAAAAGCGTATACGAAAAAGTAAACGGTAACGCTTCAAATGCGGTGTGGAACGGTTATCGTAATAATGATGGAACGGTGTTCGGTGGAATAGGCGCCTTTGCTTCAAACGGTAAAGTACAGCATATTTTTATAGGTGCAGATGGTGAAACTTCTTACCGTAAGGCAAGCGGTTTGAGTATAACAAAAGATGCTATACAGTGGAAGGAAAAAGACCTTCTCCACACTGGCAACGTAGAAAACTACGCTGCAACCGTAGAAGAAGGCACGTTTACTTTATCAGTTACTCACGAAGGTGCAACTTATACACTCTCAGGGTATAAATATATAAAAATAGGAAAGCTTGTATATCTATACGGAAAAAGTAAAGGCGATTCGTATGTATATTTGAAACCATCAGATACTACTTCTGCGTTCTATCTTACTTTTAGTGGTATTCCTTTTGCATTTTCTAGTGAACATCAATCATTATCCAATTTGTTTTTTGGTAAAATAGCTTCGGCTGCACCTCTCGATGCCTTTATTGGGAAAGACACCAACTATATGTATTCTTTTACAGAAGGTGGCTCATCTTTTACAATTAATGCAAATGATATGAAATCAGAAGGATTTGTAATGTCTCAAGCCTATAACTACCCAATAAGTATGTTATATGTAACAAATGACTAAGAATGATAAAATAATAATTTAACCCGGAGAGCTTGTGTTGATTACACAAGCTCTCTTTTAACATAAGAAAGGAGTAATGCATGAGCATAAAAGGATATACAAGAGGCATACCTACGTATACCACTACTGAAGGCGATACATACGGTATGCTATGCGAAACAAAAGAAAAATGTATTACTGATGACGATGGCATATCTCTTGAGAGTAAGCTGTCAGATATAAAAAGACAAATTGAAGAAGGCGTCTCTAATAATGGTGGAGACGCTGATACGTTGGGTGGTCATAGTGCTGATTATTTTGCCACGGCAGATGACCTTTTAACGGTTGATGCCAAAACCCTTGACGGACACGGAGCGGAGTATTTTGCAAGCGCAGAAGAACTCGAACGCCTTACAGTTACACGTTATATCGGTTATAGCGAAGATGAAATAAACACTATTTATGAATCACTTAATACCAATGCGACAAATGGAGAATGGTATAGAGCGAGAGTACATCACGATATAGCTCATTCTGTTTTAGGCGGTGGAACGTGGTATGTAGAGGGTTACAAACAGAGTAACACATACGCTTGGCAGAAAATAACGTGCTATAAACCAAAAGGGGCAAGGACTTATGGTCGTTCACTTAATGGTAGTACAACATGGTCGGAATGGACGGAAGATTTTACCACGGCTGGTGGTACGATTAACGGAAATACCTATGTAAAGCAAAGTGGCAGTGCTTCCGCACAGTTTGGTGTCGGAAACGATACAAACGAAGTCAAGTTTGGTGTTTCGGGTGACGGTTTCACTTATTTTCAAGATGCTTTCGGAAACTTCATTGTAAGAAAGGCAGACGGCACGAGCACTTTTAACGGTACGGCAAGCGGAAATTTACCTAAGAGCGGCGGTACCATTGATGGTGGATTGTCGATAAAAACAAAGTATACACATAGTTATTTTGGTGAACACATCTATGAAACTAAATTTAATGAATCTAGTGTAAGTTTATTAAACGGAATTATCACCGCAGGTGGTAGTATTGGTGGTAATAAAGGATCTTTAATAATTGACGGCGCAAACACTACTTTTAAATCTTATGTGACATTCGACTATAATCAGATTGGTTTTAAAAAGGCACCTGAAATATTGGGTACAAACGGTACAGTTACGCTAGCAACTACAGAAACTGGTACATTTGATTTGACGTTTACATATAATAGTGTATCATATACGCTTTCTGGGTATAATTATTTGAAAGTAGGAAAATTTGTGATGCTGTACGGTAGCTATGATTGGGCGGGGGATACTATAACCAAATCGGGTGGTACCGATATAACATTATCTGGATTACCATTTCCGATATATTCACCAAATCAATTACACCCTGGTTACTTTATGTTTGCAACTGAATCTGTAAATGCACCAATACAACCTATAAATATAGGTACCAATAAAGTTTATGAAGTTTCTACCAATTCATTTAGTATTAGACAGGAGATAACATTCAAGCCAAATTATACATATTCTTTATTAGCAATGTATATAACGCAGTAAGGAAAGGAGATGAATAACTTATGGAAACATATAAAAAGAAATTAGTAACTATGCTTACTGCTGAAACTGTAAGTATCCTAACTCAACAGGTATATGATGAAGAAGTAACTGAAACCATATACGAAACACAGACTGTGACTGAGACAGAAACTGTCTTTGAAAAACAAACTGTTGAAGAAAATGGTGAAACTAAAGAAATTGAAGTTCCTGTTGAGAAAGAAGTTACAAAAGAAGTTCAAGTACCAAAGGAAGTCACTATAACAAAACAAGTCCAAGTCGGTAGCAATCATCGTTGTGCTTATTCTAATACAATAAGTGGACGGAACGCTCTTGTTGAAAAAGAGCCAGAACACATTGTTGCAGAAGTAATGGCAGTTTGGGGTTATGAACCAACTATAGAAGAGCCAGAGTTCGATGATACTTATGTTCCGGAACCGACTTTAAATGATATTGTCAACATTATGTTAGGATTGGAGGGATAATATGGATAAGTTACAGATGGCAGAACAGTTTCGCAAAGCGTTACAGTTATTTATCCGTTCTTTATCTGATGAAGAAGCAATGGAAGTAGCTACTGTTTACCCGAAGTATGAAGTGGGAAAAAGCTATAAGCCAGATGACATTTTTAGTTATGGTGAAAACGGTGTAGGTGATCCTCAGTTGTATAGAGTAGAAATAGAGCATGTAAGTCAAGCAGATTGGATTCCGAGTGAGAATCGTACATTGTATACACCAATTGGCTTAACTGATGCTGGATATCCGATTTGGAGTAAGCCTACTGGTGGACATGATGCCTATGCAAATGGAGACATTGTAGAGTTTGAGGGAGAGCTTTATAAATCTATTATTGATGGAAATGTTTGGTCTCCTATTGAATATCCGCAAGGTTGGGAAAAGGTTGAAGCATAACTGAATAAAATAGTATTTTGATAGAGGGCATCTACTGCCCTCTTCCATTTTTATGAAAGGAGAAGACAATAATGCAAGCAAAAATTGAAACATTAAAGGCGAAAAACGCTGATGACGAAGAATACCTTGTCTATCCTAGAACTTTAACAAGATGTGTTGTTGACGAAGAAGGCAATAATATTGATATTATATTAGAAAATATGGTGTCTGATATTACTGAAGGCACTTTGGATATAAACAGTGATAAGCCTATTTCTAACGGTGCTGTAGCAACAGAGTTGAATAATATCAATGACAGACTAGATAATGCTACTGCGTCTCAGACTGTAGATGTTACTGTTAAGGCTTCTGATTGGCAAGGAGAATCTGCACCATATCATAATACTTTTAGTGTGGTTGGTGTTACTGATACAACTGATGTAATTGTAATTCCAAAAACAGTATTAACAGTAGAACAAGAAAAGGCAATGTCAAAAGCAAAAATTCTTACAGGGCATCAAGGATATAACAACGTTGGTTTGTTTGCATATGGCAAGAAACCTACTATTGATTTACCTATCACTGTAATAATTAAGGGGGTGTAATATGTCAGTAATAATTAGATTGCCTCAAGGTGGTGGTTCTGATACTGATATGGTTACTGCTACCTCGGAAGATATTTTATTAGATAAGGTTGGTGTTGATACAGAAGGTGAGCCGATTACTGGTACTATGCCTAATAACGGTGCTGTATCGCAATCCTTAAACGCTGGTGGTTCTTATACTATACCAAAGGGTTATCACGATGGTACTGGAAAAGTTACTGCGAATAGTTTAGCGAGCCAGACTCAAGCAACTGCTACTGCTAGTAATATTTTAAAAGATAAAACTGCATATGTAAGTGGTACAAAAATAACGGGTACTATGGTAGATAATGGTGCAGTAAGTGCTTCTATAAACGCTGGTGGTTCATATACAATTCCAGCGGGATACCATAACGGTTCTGGTAAAATTACCGGTAATAGCCTTGCAAGTCAAACTGATGGTACTGCTACTGCATCTCAGATTTTAACTGGACAGACCGCTTATGTAGATGGTGTTAAAGTAACTGGTACTATGGCTAACCAAGGTACAAAAACATCTTCATTAAACGCCGGAGGTTCTTACACTATACCCGCTGGATATCATAATGGTAGCGGCAAGATTACAGCTAATAGTTTAGCTAGTCAAACTGATGCAACCGCTACGGCTGCTCAGATTCTTAGTGGACAAACTGCATGGGTTAAAGGTACGAAACTTACTGGTTCTATGACTAGTAGAGGAGCTGTTACTATTACGCCTAGTACCTCAAACCAGACTATTGCGGCAGGTTATCATAATGGTTCTGGTTATGTAGTTGGAGATTCTGATTTGGTAGCTGGTAATATTAAAAAGGGTATAAATATTTTTGGTGTTGCTGGTACATATGAAGGAGCTGGAACTGGTAAATATTTAAAATATACAGAAACCTTAAGTCTTACTACTAGCGATACTACTAATCCTGATTATAATAATAGACCTCTCCAATTATATAATGCAAAAGTTACATTACCGGGTGGTTCTAGTAGTAGTGCAAGTTTTGTAAATTCTGCAACAGCATATTTTGCCATTGTGAATGTTATTTTTACAAAAGACATGGTAAGTTATTCTGGTACTGGTGTAGCTGGAAACAAACAAACTATAAAGGTTGGTACAAAATATTTTATAAGATATCAAGATGGCAAGATGTATATCTATGCCAATTTTAGAGCCAGTAAAAGTGGAGTAGTTCCTGGAGATGCGAGTACTGAAACAAATATAAGCAGTACAATCAATACAGATGGTTATGGCTATGGATGGAACTGGAACGGGAGAAATGGTGCTACATGCGAACCATATCTTTTGGCTACTGTTAGTGGAAGAACCACTACTCGTACTGCTACTACATATGGAACAAGTTATACTCCATATAAAAATGAAATTTCTAATGTAAGTGCTATTGCGCAATATGAAATTTATGCATACTAATGAGACGAAAGGAGAATTTAAATGAAAACTTTAGTAATTTATGATTCTGATGGAAGAATATATTATCAAGTTTCTGGTGATTATGAGCTTCCGGGAGACGGTGTTCAATATTTAGAAGCAGACATCAATCCAAATTTGGATGTAATTAGAGCGGTTGATACTTCTGTAACACCTCACTCTCCTATTCTTATTCCTTTGATTGCTTTAAACTCAACACTGGAAGATTATAAAACAAGAATGATTGCCGAGTTAGAATATAATTTTGAGAACTATTTAAACAATAATCCAATTGAATCTAATTGTCATGGTGGTGTTCCGGCGTTGTATACCATAACTAAGGAAAAGCAGTCTTTGCTTATACAAGAAATCATGCTTGCAGAAAGAAGTAAGTCTCTTGGTGTTGAGTATACCCCATCATGGAATGTACATCAATGTGCTGCGACCCAAGACTGGACGCTCGAAGAGTTATATCAATTAAGTTTTGAGATTTCAAACTTTGTTAAACCATTGGTCGCTGAGGAGCAAAGCATTGATTTTGAAATTCGTAACGCAGAAACTTTTGACGAATTATTGACAATAGACATAACCTTCGAATAAGAATTGAGGTGAATAACTATGGTAGAAAACATTAAAATAAGTGTTGTCATACCGGTTTATAATAATTCTGAAACCATAGAGAGATGCTTGGATTCAATATATTGTCAAACGTATAAAAATTATGAATGTATATTAGCAGATGATTGTTCTGATGTAGATTATTCTTATTTACAAGAAAAATATCCGTCATTAATAATTGTTCGATTACCAAAAAACTCAGGAGCTGGTGTAGCAAGACAGTATGCTTTAGACAATACTGTTACTGGCGACTGGGTTATTTTTGTTGATTCTGATGATGAGTTATATAGCAGACTGGTTTTATCTAGTTTTGTTCATGTTATTAAGAGAAATCCTAGATTGAATTGTGTAAAAGGTAGATATATATATAATGATGAACCTTATTATGAACATATGCGAAACATGGTTGTATTACATGGTATCTTTTATAATATTAAATTCTTAAAAGATAACAATATAAGATTCCATGATACGTTGAGATACCATGAAGACGTATATTTCAATACATTATGTAGATATATATCTGAAAAAAAATATGGAGACTCTTTTATTCGGCATGTGGATACTTATTATTATAGACAGAATGTAACAAAAGGATCTGTTACACAAAGACTCTATAATAATTTAGGATATTTTGAAGCGAATCTTAAATACGAAGTAGATATGTATTTGGATGCAGTAAATAGATTAACAGACATTGTTTCCATTGAAGAAAAGAAGAAAATTCTTATGATTCCAGTATACAATTCTTTTTCATTGTTTTATAACTTGATTGATAAAAAGGACAAGCATATTAGAGAAATGAATATGATAAAAGAATTGGCAAGAGTTTTTATAAGATTGGAAGAAGAGTTTGGGTTAAATAAAAAACAAGATATTTTGGATTTATTCCATAAGGTGGAGAATAAGCCTGTTGTGACTAATATATCAAGTATAGTCCATTCTGCAAATGGAGAATCCGTGCAAGAAACATATTTAGAAAAGATTTGGTCTATGTATTTGTTCTATATGAACGGTAATCCAATTAAGAAAACCGAATGTGGCAACTCTCCTCTTTTAAGTATTGTTTGCCCAGTGTACAACTCCAAAGGAATTATTCGAAACACATTAGATAAGCTGTATACAAATATAAATGCAGATTTGTGTGAAGTAATTCTTGTAAATGATTGTTCGCCGGATGGAGATTATGATTATTTAAAGGAAAGTTACAAGAATTTAATTGTTGTAAATAATAGTTATAATATGGGTTATGCATGTTCTCGTCAAACTGGTGTTGATGTTGCAACTGGTAAATGGCTATTATTCCTTGACCATGATGACGAAATAACCGATGCGTTAATGCCTACTTTGATAAAATTAGAATACTCCGATATGCCGTATCAATTACTGCATCTCGGAGTAAAGTTTTCTTATGTGAACAAAAAGAAGGATTACATTATTACAAGTGCTAATCCAGATTTGTTTCATGGAACTGTTTTTAATTTGAATTACATCAAAAATTTTGGTTTGAAATTCTTGCCGGAATTAAAATCTTCGGAAGATGTTTATTTCCATAGAACGATATATTCTTCTTTACAAGATAAATATTCCTTCTTAATTTTTAAAGATTATGATACTTGTATTTATATTTGGAATATTACTGGAGACAATCAAACCTCGATTATGAAAAATAATCGTTGTTGGATGGAAGAAAATTATAATGATCATGTTCGAGCATATATCTCGGCTCTAAATTTCAATAAAGATATTTCTTTAGAATACAAGATAAAAATATTATATCGTCTGTATTTTGAAGCATTGACTTTGAGTGATATTTGGAGCAAATATTCTTATAATTTTAGAACAGAAATATATGATGATATCCAGTTGATTACTGCTGAGTTGTACAAGTGTGGAGTAAAATCTGAAACCATTATTGACAACATGAAGCATAATATGGACGAAATAATAGCTGGTATTGCAAACGCTATTCCACTTCAACTTTGTAATATAGTTGATAGAACTAATTTAAAAAGTGCATCAAAGAGTGAGTATGTAATAGATAGAACTATTAATAAAAAACTAATTGAGTTGGCACAAGAACAAATGAAACTTTATGAAACCACGCTATAAGGAGGTGATAATATGGCAAGAATTACTGTAAAACCAACAGACACAATGACTACTATTCAGAATGCTTTGAATAAATATGATGTTATTACGTTTCAGAAAGGTACTTACAAGATTACTAAGACCTTATCTATTCCTTCAAATAGAACTATATATATGGATGGTGCTGTACTTAGAAGACACTGTAGTAAACCTGTATTTATGACCGCAGCTAACGAGAAAACTACCGGATACTTTGGTGCTTATAATATCAAAGTAATTGGTGGCACTATTGAAGGTATGAATGGTTCTAGTTACAAGTATACATCAAGTAACATGTTCCTACTCTTCCATTCTAGCAATGTAACTATATCTAATGTTACTTTCTTAGATATTACCGGAAGTCATGCAATTGATATTGGTGGTTGCAAAGATACAAACATTATAGGGTGTAAGTTCCTCGGATATTGTACCAACAATAAAGATTTCAGAGAATCTATTCAGATTGATTATGCTTATGAAGAAGGTATTCCATATTTCAAAGAAGGCTCTGCTTGTTACGATGATACGCATTGTGAAGGGGTAAACATCATCGGATGCGAGTTCGACAAGTCCCCTACATATAAATCTCAATATATTGCAATCGGTACTCATGCCCAAACTTCTACGGCTAATTACCACAAAAACATTAATATCAAATACAATAAAGCTAATGGCAATGGTATCTCTCCGAAGTCACATGGCTTCTTTGTAAGATTGGTAAATATGAGAAATGTAAATATTATTGGGAATGTGGTGAATAACTATGGACGTTTCGTATTGATTGATAGTACACCAAGCACCTCTGCTAAGAATAAAGGGTGTAGGGATGTGCTAATTGATAGCAATGTGATTCTAGACTCCAATGATAAATTTAAGGCAAGCAGTATATATGTGAATGCTACTACCACTAATAAAGCCGTAAACATCACTATTTCGAATAATGTATTTGACAAGGATGGGGCAACTTCATTCAAGAATTGTACCAATTTGATTCAGAAAAATAATGTTGCAAAATAGGAGGCGGATATATGGCTAAAAAGAAGAAAAAGACGCAGACCCAAATAAAGAAGAAGCTGGAGTTTAGCAAGGTTATTTTTGTTTGCACTGCCATTTTATTTACTTTGGTCGTTATTGGATCTTTTGCTTTAATGTGGCATGTTGGAAGCACAGAAGCTTTAATATGCTTGATTTCTACCACCGGTGCAATGGTTACCACAGGAATTGCATTTTATTATACTAAAGCAAAAGCCGAAAATCTTTTGCGTATAAGAAAAGAACATAATCTAACGATTCAGGAAGCAAAATCTGTTATTAACGCAGATTCTTCTTCTAGTGATGATATAACTTACGGCGAAGAAATGTAATATGTAATGGCAACCTATTATGAGTTAAGGGCAACGTTTCTCTAATCTTTTGGAGGAAGATAAACTTCATAATAGGTTGTTTTTCTTTGGTATGAGTTTATTATACACCAAATATTTAATGAATGAAAGGAGTAAATTATGGATATTTTTTTGAACGGTGTTAAGAATTTTTTACAAATGATTAATGATAATTGGACAACTATCTTAGTAATTGCCGGTTTGGTGGTTGCTATTGTTAAGAAGACAAAAGATTGGATGGCTAAATCTGAAGAAGAAAAGATTGCTATTGCGAAGGAACAGATTAGTAATACTGTGCTGAAACTTATCACAAGTGCCGAATTGGAGTTTGGTGATTGGTCGAAAGCGGGTAGCATTAAGCGCAGCCAAGTTATTGATGAGATTTATACAAAGTATCCAATTCTCTCTAAGGTTGCAGACCAAGACGAGTTGATTACCTTTATTGACGAGGCAATTGATAATGCTCTTAAGACGCTTAGAGATGTTGTAGAACAGAATAAGGTTGTGGAGTAGGTTTATATATAAGTAACTCAATGTAACGTATGAAAGGAAGTGAGGACAATGGCAATAAGAATTTCACATGCAGTTTGTAGCGAAAATAACAGCAAATATGGGAAATTAGGAGATCAAACTACAAAAGAAGTAAGATTGGATAATTGGTATAATGATGGATGGAACGTTGTACTTAGACCAAAAGATAAGACTAGGGCGGAAAGAATCGCAACTGCTATGGAGCAAGCTGCCAAAAACGATAAGGTAGGATATACACAATCTCAAAGGGCTACGCTTTACACTGAGGCATTAAAGGTTGGGTTTGATATTAGTAAAATTAAAACTGCTTGTGGTTGTGATTGCAGTTCTCTTGTGGCTGTTGCTGTTAACGCTTCGGGTATCACTGTATCAAAAGATATTTATACCGGCAATATGGTTAAGGCTCTTGTAGCTACCGGTGAATTTGAAAAGTTTACAGCAAAACAATACTTAAAAGAAGATTCTTATCTTAAACGTGGAGACATCCTTGTGCATGAAGGAAGTCATACTGCTGTTGTTTTAACTGATGGAGATAAAGCTAAGAAAGATTATGATTATGAGGATGTAGACAACTATGTATCTGTTACTGCTTTTTGGCTCAATGTACGTTCTGAGGAGAATTCTAAGAGCAAGATTATTAAAGCTTTGAAGAAAGGAACAATGGTGCATATAACCAAAAAGAAAGGTGATTGGGGATATAGCTCAGAACATAAAGGATGGTTGAATTTAACTTATACAAAAAAAGATACAGTGCAACCAGTATCTCCATATGTGGCTTATACTATAACAACTGTAAACTTTAGAACAGAACCAAATAGTTCGTCTACAAAGACCGTAATTACAAAATTTAATAGGGGTCAGTACTTATTAATTACACAGACAAGAAATGATGGTTGGGTGTATGGAAAGACTAATATTAATGGGATTGTAAAATGTGGATGGATTTTTAAAGATTATCTGAGTAAAGTTGAGTATAATAGTTTACGTAGGCGTAGAGTAACTGATGCAACAGGTCTAAACATTCGTAGTGCAGATAATAATAAGGCATCTCTTTTAAAGACGATTCCTTACAACAAGGAATTTTATGTCATTGAGGATAGCTCTAGTTGGGGTCTCGTAGTTTATGAAGATACCATAGGATATAGTCATTTATCCAATAGTTATTCTGAGAAGACTTTTGATTTTTAGTATCTCTATAGATATAATATTTAAGGGTAAGAGAATTTAATCTCTTACCCTTATTTTTTACGATTTTTGAAAACTTGTAAAAATGTATTTTTGGTGTAAATTGGTGTAAAGCATAAATACACTTTTATAGGTTCTCAAAAATATTATCAAGACTCTTTTCAACTAAATAAAATGGTGTAAATTTGGTGTAAATATCGAGCTGTGTGTTTTAAGATTGGCTTAAAATAAGGGTTTAGGATAAAACGGATGACTTCCGAATTGAGTTAACAAACAAATCAATATATCCTCGCATATCTCCGCATATGTTGATTTTAAAGGGTTTCTTATAATTCAACACTCTACATAACTTGGCATATCTACGCATATCTTTTAAAAATTTGGTGTAAATTTTGGTGTAAATGGTGTATTTTTTTGGAAGGCTTGGTGTAAATCATCCGACACCCCTCATTACTCTGAAAAACTCCTCATTTACAAAATCATCCTCTACGCTAATATACACTCTTGCTGTGGTATTATAAGAACCATGTCCAACAATCTTCTGTAATGCATGAGGGCTGATATTAAGTTCTGCCAATCTACTACAGAAGGTATGACGACAAGTATGACAAGTCACATTTGGAAGCTTGTCTTCGTGAGTATTGTTATAGCTTCTTGTAACTCTCTTTGCGTACTCATTCAATCTCGCTGGTAAAACCGGTAAACCGCTTCTTGTGTGAATGACAAATCCAGAATACCCATCAACTTCCGTCTTAAACTTATAGGCATCAAAATATGTTTCCGCCTTTAAATCTTTTAACAGTTCATATAAATCATCTGATATAGGAACTCTTCTAACACCTGCTTCTGTTTTGGTCGTATCAATATGATAGGTTGTTCTGCTTTTGTCATCCCCTAAAATAAACTGATGATCAACATTGATATATCTTTCTTTAAGATTAATATCATCCCATGTTAATCCAGTAACCTCTCCTACTCTCATACCTGTTAAGAACATAAGTTTGAAAGCAAGTAAATAATTTTTCCCTCCAAACATGTTTTCAGCCGTTGTAAGAAAATCATCTGTTTCTCTTTTTGTTAAACCATCTTTTTTGTTGGTCTTCATATATGGTTCAATACAGCTATAAGCATAATTCCTTCTGATTAAATCATCTTCAAATGCCATGTTCAATGCCCCAGAAATATACTTATGAACACATTTTATTGTACCATTAGAATAACCTCCATCACTTAATTCTTTGTAAAATTTCGCAATATCTGATTTAACTATAGTTCTAATTTTCTTTTTGCCAATCCACTTTTTAGAAACCCATCTGTTGTATTCAGAACGATATTTGTGACGGGTTCTGTCTTTGATATTTGGATTTTGTTCTAGATAACGTTCAAAAAGTTGATTTAGAGTGAAGTCATTGCTGTATATTCCTAGATCAAGATTTTTACTTATTTCTTTCTCTTTTTTGCGCAATTCATCAAGAGTTTTGGCATATACACACTTTCGTTCACCATCTAAATCATTATAGCGAAACATATAGGTCAAATCTTTTCTTTGACTTTCACCTTTTACAAGAACCCTTCCTTTGTTATCTTTTCTTCTTTCCATATATTCTCCTTTCCTATAGAAGAAAAGAGCCTTGATACCATATTATACCATATCAAGACTCTTCTTTTCAATTATTACCATGTATTAATACTGTCTAAATATTCTTCAAACTTCTTGCGTTTAATTAGGCGGTGTGTTCCTTTGAACAAAACAAAATCACAACTTGGGTCATCTGTTCTTTCTCTGATGGCTTTTTCGCCTATTGAAAACAACGCAGAAGCTTCTTCTATGGTAAGATTTATCTTCTCCCAAATTGGGATTTCTATTTTGTTTCCCATGATACGCCTCCAATCATTTGAAGTATTGACTTGTTTAGAAGAATTATTCCTTTCTATCAGTCGATCCGAAACCACCATTTCTAATTCCATCTGCTTCGTCATCTTCTGTAATACCATACTGTAAGAAGACTCCCTGGGCAAACGCATCTCCTTGGCGAACCTTAAACGACTTATCATCAAGTGTTTCGTTAGTCATCTTTAAAAAGATGTGACCTTCGTTATCAGAATTGTAGTAATCTGCGTCCACTACAGGAATCGTATTGTCATAACGCATACGATACTTAAATCCCAATCCGCTGCGAGGGAAACACATAAGAACACAATCATCATTCATCTTAGCTCTGATACCAGTAGGAATTTTATTGGTCTTACCTGGTGGGAAGTTTAAATCATATGGAGAATAGAAATCGTACCCTGCTGAATAAGCAGTGCTACGCTTTGGTAACTTAATCTCATCATAAATCTTCTTGATAACATTTTCTGTAGTGATACCATCAATTCCATTGATATCTAACCCAAAGGTATCAATAACATCTTTTCTAAACTGTTCATAACTAACTTTTTCAAATTTTGCTACTCTTTTCAATTACTTCTTTCCTTTCTTTTGTAGTTCCTTTAAATCGTGTAATCCTTTCTTCCTGTCTACATATAACAATTCTGCTGCATGACTTCTTGAGAACAAAAATGTCTGCTTTGATTTAGCTTCAGTAGCAGAACAGTGGTCGGAATACACGTTTACAACCTTTAATTCTAATAGCTCATAATAGTCTACATTCTTCATTGCTCTGACATAATAAACAATATCATTCTTCTTCAACTTCTCATAATCTAAATCAGACATTATAATCCCAACTCCTTATTCAGATAAGATATATATTCCTTCCACTTGCCAATACTATGTATGTAAGTCTTACCACTCAAACCCTTCTTTGCCATATCAGCTTTAATATCATCCCATGTATCCTTTTTGTTAATTAAGGATTTAATATATGCATTTGTTGTATGCGTAAGGGCTATGATATTGCTATTGCCTAATTTTTCAACGATAATCTTATATTCGGCTTGGTCTTCGTCTGGAATCTTATAAGACTTATTTTTAGGTAAATTCTTTGAACTGAATGGGCTGATATTAGCTCCACTTGTCTTAGGCTTAAGAAATGGTTCTAAATCGTTCATATGTTTAGCATGGAAATTAAAGAATACTTCTGAGTCAGATTCTTTAATATTTGTAAGAACATTCTCTCCGAGCTTTTCTTTGACTGCTCTTACAATATTTCTTCCTCTACCCTTAGATGGTATGTATGCTTGCAATATGCCTTGTCCAAGACTAAATACTCTAATATTGTGTTGACAATCTATATACACATCAATATCTTCGAATGTTCCATCAAGCTTTCTACTGAACATATTTGAGCTTTGATCCCATTCGCATTTCAATCTGTAAATCCCTTTAAATTTTGTAGTTAAATAATTGGCTATTTTTCTCCCTCCTTCCTTTCTCCTTAAAATGCGTCTTTTATTGGCAAAATGACATCTAAAAGTGCTTGAAAATAAAGGGTTTTACGCTCCAAGTATTTTCGATAATCATCTCTTAAGACACCACGCATTGCAATTTCATACTGTTTTATCTCATTCTTAATAAAATCTGTTGCTTCTTGTAAAATCTTATCTTTACAGTTTGTAATATAAACCACAATGGCACTCACCACTTTCTTGCTCTCTAAATTCCTTACAAGGGCATTTCGTATCTGGTGTCTTATCAATCCGACACGGACAGTAGCCACCATTCTCTTTTAGTTTTGTCAAGATTTCATTAACTAATTCTTTATCTTCGGATACTTTAATCATTAATTAATCCTTTCTGCGAATTGATTATCACTCGCCAAGTTTACTCCCAGAACTTTATCATAATGACTTTTTTGATTTGGGATATAGCGTCCAAACTTAACCACTATATTTGAAAATACAGAAATAGCTTTTATATAGTCTTGTATCTCTTCTTTGTAATATCCTGTATAAATTACTACATCGTCATCAGATATTTGTCTGAACCGAGAAATCAACTCAAATAAATCTCCAAACGAATCAAATGGTTCTAACCCACCACACACTATAGATTTAGTGATATGATTACCAATATATCTTTCAATTACAGAATCTACATCTACTTCAATGTTTTTTGCAGTAGCAAGTGTGCTATTTTGACACACTTGCATACCGCATTCTCTATCACATTTCCAACAACACTTAGGAAATATGATAAACATGGAGGGTTTTTTGTAGTTTATGAAATCTTCATCTTGTATTCCTTTTAAAATCATAAAATCCCATCTTTCGAAGCAGCGTCATACCACTGTCTCTTATCAAATTCATTCTTGCGAATCTTCTGATAGCTACTTGTTGGAACATAGAAACCTACTACTCTACTATAAGTGTCATAGATTGGCTTACCACAATTCGGGCAATCCTTCGTCCCAATAAAAGCATGTCTATCCTCACAAATACTAATCTTAGTAGTAAATGCAAAGTAAATAACACCCTTGGATGCTACATAGTTCAACATATCCCACGCAACTTCATCGGTCGGGAATCTGTTCTGAATGTCAATATGTGCGATACATCCACCACCACACTTAGCATCAAACAGAGAACCTAAACGACACTTTTCCTGAATAGTACATTTCTCCATAAGCGGAATCCACTGGTTAGAATAAATAAAGTACTTATTCTTCTCGAATAAAAGATTATCTGCTGTACAAATAACACCGGCACAGTTTTCAGCAGGAATCATTTCTACATTATACTTAAAGTCACATTCATACTCCTTAACAAAGCTATCCTTTACTTCATTAATTACCTCAAGGATTGAGGTAGCAAACTCAACTGCTTCATCGGAGTAAGACTTATTTCCAAACTCATCCGTATTGATAAGTTCAAATAAATCCATGACTTCGTAAATGCCGATGCCACCAATGGTACAGAACTGCTTATCAAATTCTACTGCTCCATCCTGATAATTAGGAAGTAGACCCTTTTCGATGTTTCTCTTCAAAATGTGTCTCATGGAGTATAAAGCCTTACAATCAAGCATTACTCTATCTCTCAAAATATCAAGATACTTCTTCTTGTTAAACTTACTCTCATAGGCAATTCTTACAAGGTTAATTGTACTAACACGACAAGAGCCTACGGATAATGCAGTACCACCAATAGAGTTGATGAATGGATTTAACTCAGTGGTATCTGAGAGAAGTCTGCAACAATTAGACAAAACGCCAACATTATCACTTACAAAGAAGTTAGAATCAGACCACTTTCTGTTGTGGGAAGAACACCATCTTGCAAAATCTTCATCCTGGAACTTGCCATCCTTGTAAAGTAAACTGTAAGTTAAAATCGGATAAGTAAACATATTATGCTCTCTGATTTCACTTACAACTTCCATGAACACCTTCTGACAATCAATTAGCTCTTCAATGCAGTCGATAGCGAATGTTCCATCTGGGAATTCTACTCCACCGAATAATGACTCAAGGTAGCATCTGTCGAAGATGGAAATGTTGGTGAAGCTAGACTGATCAATTCTAAGGAATGGCTGATTAAGTCTATAGATAAACTTTTGGAAACACTGTCTCAAATAATAATCAGGAGACTTCATATAATATCCTTCTTCTACATCCTTCTTCCAAAAATAGTATGCCCATACAATTACATTTGGAAGCCCTACTGCGCCTGACTGACGGTTAGATAAGAATGAAATAAATTCAATTACATTATCAAAATATGTAGTCAAGTGCTTTGGTGGCTGATGATTGTATCTATTTAAGAAGAACAATCCTTCAGTAGAAAGTCTTGTTAAATCGTTAGCCCAACAATACGGAAAGTAACTTGCAGTCGCAGAGTCATTGAGATAAAATCCCTTGCTAAACTCCTGTTCTAACCACTGCTTTGCAATTCTAAGTCCCCACTTCTTCTTCATTTCAAGGAAAATCTTATTAAGACCAAAGAGCTTGTCTGCACTCTTACCCTTTTCCGTCATGAAGCTACGAATATCTCTATGGTTTGCATTAGCATTAGGGTCAATGCTAATATCTGCAAGAGTATCCTTTCTAACAAAATTATTAATAAACTCGGAATAATCTAACTGTGATGGATGAACACCATTAATGTATTCGAAATCCTCACCATACTTCTTCTTTAAATCTTCAAGGCATCTTTCAAAATCCTTATTTAACTTAATGTTAATCTCCAATATCCAATCCTCCTTATAATGTGTTGACCCATTCAGCAGCCTTCGAAAAATCCATAACTTCTCCGTCTACTTCAAGCATTGGGACTGTTCGAAACCCCTTCTCTGTCATAATGTCAACATCAGTAATTTCTTCATAAACAACATCCTTATCATGAAGTTTCTTTTCTAATACTTTACACTTAGGACAGAACGTTGTGTATAAAACTACCTTCATAAACTAAACCTCCTTTAAAAACTTTATATGTAAACGGTCAAATGACCAAATTTACCAATCTCCATGAAATGCCCAATTTAATACCAAAAACTAGCGTATAAGGCTGAGAGAATCAATGATTCTAGCGTCACTTTCGCTTAAATTATAAAATTCGATGTCCAACTCGTTTTCCAAATCTAAACTGAAAATACCCATTAAACTCTTACCGTCAATAGTATACTTACCATGCTTGATAAGAATATCTCCACCTATCATCATCGCCTTAACAATGTACTGCTTAACTTCATCTACATTGTTAAATCTAATCTTTGCTCTCATCATTTTTTAATTATCCTCCTTTGTGTTTAATCTCCAATACATAATGCTATCATCTTTGTTAGCACATGTCTTTTTTCTCTGAATGCTTTCAACCATATATTCTTTATCACCCACATTTACAACAAGAAAACCATCTGGTTTATTAAGCAGCTCTCTTGCAAGCATGTGAGTGGTTGCAATGTAACTCACTTAATACTTACTTCTCCTTTCAATCTTTTCAAATAAGCATGAACTGCTCTCCAATTGTCTAATCTGATACCTTCCCAATCTTCATTCCAAGAATACTTTTCTCCAAAACAAATGTTAACCAAAGCATTACTTGTTTTTAGGTTAGAACTTGAGTCATCAATAAAAATACCAGTTCTCATCTCAGCAACATGACTCTTATCCTTATATTCCTTCATGTTGACTCCAATAAATCCACAGAACGGTAAGTTCTTCTCAATCCAAATCTGCTTTGCTCTAAGGTTGGGACTGTAACCAGATGAAACGATTGTGATGTTGTAATCTTCACTTAATTCTTCTAAAATTTCTTTTGCATTTGGCATAAATTCCAACTTATCAAAGAATCTCTGTTGATTAAAATATGTATTGATATATTCCGGTGTCGCACATTCTAATTCTTTAAAATCCCATGTATTAATACTTCTCCAATCAACATGCTTGAATTTCTTGTAATATAGGAAATCTTCGTGATAACAGTCACAGATAGCTTTGATGTTTTGTACTATTACACCGTCAAAATCCACAAAAATATTATTCTTACTTAATATTTCTCTCACCCTTTCTTTCATTTGCAGAAACAAACTGAATTGTATCAGCTAATTCTTCAATTGACTTATTGCCATTATTTTCAATAAAGTAATCTACTTCATTAAGAATGCCATTGAAGTCACGCTTATCTGCCCTCATCCTTCTTCTAGCTTCCTTACGATTATCACCACGTTCTTTTAATCTCTTTTTAAGAACAGACTTTTTTGCTTTTATATAAAAGGAAACAAAATCTAACCCCTTAATCTTTTTAATCGCTCTAAGACCATCTGGATTTAGAATGATTACAGTGTTGTCTGGTGCATTCTTAAGGTCTTCTAAAGCAGTACCGTAATATACAGTACCCATATTTGCAGTGTTATAAGAAGTTGTTTCGGCAAATTCTTCCTTAAGTTCTTTTGTTAAAAAATCTCCTAGCGATACAAAGTGGTAGGCAATGCCGTTCACCTCTCCATCTCTAGGGAGTCTGGTAGTATACGTAACAATAGAGTTCATACCTCTTTTAATAAGTTCTTTTTTAATTGTGTCTTTTCCTGATGCACTTCGCCCCACTAACACCGTAATCATTATTCATCCTCCATTCCTAAACATAACTCCTTAAAATAAGGAAGTCTTTCAATCTGTTTACAAAATTCTTTCCACTCAGGTAATCTGTGATTGCATCTTTGATGATAAATCGTCTTCAACTGTCTATAATTAGTTGTCATTGCAGCAGTCAGTTTAAAGCCACAAGGATTCGAATATAACAATCTAAGATAGTCCTCTGAATCTCCTGTTTCGTTGTACTTATCCTTTAACTCATTCATAATGGCAATGATGCGCTTGTCCGTATACTCGCTGTACTGATTATCCAAATCAAACTTCGCAATGCGGTGCATGGTAGACTGGCTGGAAATGAAATCAAGGAAATGATAACGCTCCGCCTCTGTCCATGCCTTTACCGTAAAGGTCAAATCAAACTGTACGATAATACCGGTTAAGAATTGGTCATGACCACTACCAGGTCTTGCATTGCCAAGTTTATAAGTGCGTGGTACGATGTCACCGTTTAACTCATCTACTGTAGTTGCCATTGGGAACTTACTTCCTCTTACCGAATTTTCTAAGCCATAAACATGTACATTTGTCATTACACTCATTTATTTCACCTCGTATCTTTCCATAAGCCAAGCAAACTCATTAATAGCTTCTGTGTTATCAGATAAAAGTCTTACCTTTAAAACCTTATTCCTATCCAAAGAACATACGCCAATTAAAGACTTTGCATCAATTACCTTGCTCCCATCAATTAAATCTACATCATCATGAAATGCAGTCACTACTCCAATGAAGTCTGTAATATCTTCTGGTGTCTTCAACTTAATCTTAATTTCATTCTTCACTTTCTAAAATTCCTCTACTTTCTCATAAACTATTACTTCTTCTACTTGTGGCTTCCATTCTTCGCAAACATTTGATACATCACCTGTAGTTCTTACCTTGTTAATTATGTAATCCATATCTACAACAAACTCCACAAGAGAACCATCAAAACAAACTCTGTTGGTAGCGTCCGTATGTATATCTTGTTTCTGATCCGCAAGAATACAAGGTATTACTTCTCCATTCTCTAAGATAATATCTACATAAGTACCGATTGTTTTTGCGTATGCACTACCTAATGCAACACAATATCTTCCATTTACTTGTCTAATACCATGAGTGCTAGTATATGCAATCTGTTGCATTTTATACTGTCTGCTTGTTTTAGATGTAATTGCTTTGTAAGACATATAACTTTTTCTAGTGTTTTCCGGAGCATTAGGATATCTTGTAAACTTTAATTCTTCTCTTAATTCCAATTTATCCTTATTTTCCTCAAGCATGTCATTCACAATATTATCTATGATTGTTTGATATTCTTCGGATAAATCATCTTTTGATACATTACTAATTAAAGAATTAATATCAATTTTATCCTCTACAACAGCCATAGTTGGTTTTGGGGGTGGTGTTGATTCTACAATATCTTCTTTGTCGCACGTCAAACAAAATGCTTTTTTAGGTGCGCCTACAGATGGTAATAATATAAATGCAACTAACACCCACATTGCAGAAACAATTATTCTTTTACTTTTTTTCATGGATTCCTCGCTTGTTTTTATGTTTGGTGTGTTTGTTATTCTTCTTTGATGCGCCAACATCAATTGAAGAATTTGAGTTTGGTGTAAATTCTAATAAATCGTATGTAGTGTGCTTGTTTGTATAACCACATGTACACACTTGGGTTACCATCTTGCCTTTTGAACTATACTCAGTATAAGAATCCATATACTGATGACAATTTGGGCATTGCGTCACATTAGTCACCTCATTTCTAATCTCCTTAAAAGTCCAAATCTAAGAAGCCTCTTTAAGATTTTTACACGTTTCCTTTATCAGTCTTTGCATAAATGTGTTTCTTGTAAAGTTTGCTTTCTTTTTAACCGCTAGATTTACAGTATCCACATTTCCTAAATGAAAACATTTCTCTTTCATTCTTGTGAGTCCAACATATATCAAATTGGAATTCAACATATATGTATGACTCTGTGGAGTTAGCAAAATTACTACTTTAATAGAACTGCCCTGGGATTTATGGATTGTAATACAATATCCTAGTCCAACCATCTGCATATCGTTCCTATAATATTTCACTGTCACACCATCAAAATCAATCAGTAGGTAGTTCTGAAAAACATCCTTTACAATACCTGTTTCTCCGTTTGCTATGAAAGTTTCTTTTAAATCATCATCGCTATAATCAAAGAAATCTTCGCCTATAAATAACTGCGCATGATAATTGTTCACGTTTTGGATTACCAAATCACCTTTATAATAAACAGCATCTCCAACTTTCATACACTCAGAACTTCCATAATTAGGATTTGCTACTTTCTGTATTGCATTGTTTATAAATAAAGTTCCGACATCACCTTTTTTGTAAGCAGTTAGCACTTGAATATCTTCAGCTTTATAACCTTGGCTAAGTAACTTACTATACAATCCTACTGCGTTTTTCACCATTATATCGCTACCAATGTTTACAAACGCATAATCTTTATTTGCCCCAAACCATGTAAATTGATTATGCACTCCATGCAAATATTCTTTGCAAAAACGAACATCCGTAGCAACCTTCATTAATCCACCTTCACCATAACGAAATACTTTTGTAAGCGTTACTGTTGGCATAATGTTAGATTCCATAAAATCATGTAATAGGTTTCCACATGATACAGAAGGCAACTGTGCATTATCGCCTATTAAAAGTAATTTTGTTCTTTTGAAATCAACTGCATCCAATATTCTTTTAAATAAGAAGATGTCTGCCATAGAGAACTCATCAATCAGCAAAGCATCGCAATCCAATTTGTGCTCTTCGTTATATGTCCACGTATCAGGTGGCATATACCCAAGCCCCCTATGTATTGTAGTAGCTTGTTCTTTTGTATAATCAGATAAAACTTTTGCAGCTTTGCCGGTTGGAGAAAATAATCTGAATGATTTATTATTATCTTTCAGCATGTTGATGACTGCTTGTGTTGAAAATGATTTTCCTGTTCCACCTGCGCCGTTCAAAATGCATACATTATATCTACAAATATTTTTTACGATTTCTAATTGTTCATCAGATAATTCGCATCCATTAACAATACGATACTTGGTATAATCGAAATCCCATCTGTTATCCGTATTGGCAAGTCCTTCAACTATTCTCTCTGCTATATACTTCTCTATTTCATATGTGCTTTTTAATGAAACAATCATTGATTCTTTATCATAATAAATACTTTCATGTTTCATACATTCAACAAAATGATTCGAACAAGCTGGAACTAACTTCATACATTGATTTCTAAGGTCATTGATGGACATAAGTGTATGTCCGTCTTCTTCATTTTTCTCAAGTAGATGTAACATGCAGGATAAACATCTATGTTTACTTGTTCTAAGTTCAGTTTCAAACTCTATAATTGAAGACTTCCCATTCTTAACATTTTCTTTTGATACTTTCTCAAGCTCTAATAAAATACTATCGGCAGTTATGAATCCTACTCTAGCCAATCCACATAGGCATTTATATGGATCTTCTCTTAGTTTCTTTTTAATCATTGTTATAGATGTGTATTTTTCGTATAACTTTTTAAGCATTGGGAGGCTTAGTAATCCTTGAAACTCCATTACCAACTCTGCTAAACAGAAATTTTCAACAATCTTGTTTTTGATAATATTAAAAGTATATTCCTTAATTCCGTGTAACTTATTAAGGTCTATATCGCCAAGATTATTGTTCATTACCCTATCAACTATGTCTGGATAAACTTTGTATAATGTTTGAGCTTGATTCAATGTGAGAATTTCTTGAAGGAAAACATACATATCAGAAGCTGTTTGCGGTTTGTTCCTTCTTATATTAAGAACTTTATAACTGTAACCATATTTTGTATTTTGCTCTACAGCCTTAATTTCATATTCAATTCCAACTCCTAATTCATGAATCTCGCCAGTTATAGTTGCGTTTCCATACTTGGTAAATTTAATTTCTGGGTAGATGTCTTTGTCAACATCTACCGCATAAATCTTATAATCTCCACCATCATATGTTTGCCTTACAATTCTTCCTTTAAACAATACCTCTTTTTCATCTTTATTCTTCAATTACTTTATCACCTCATAATCGGTCAATATATCCTCTATCTCGTCTGTTACAGTCCATTCGCCATTTATAAGTTTGCGCTTGAATTCTTTGCTAAATTCTTTGATTCTCAATACTGAATATAATCCAAATGGATATTCCTTGAAAATCTTACCTTGTTTTATTCTAGAACGTATCTCTTCACCAGTCTTAATGTTTCTCGCAATAAATCTTGGCTTACTCACATCCTTTCCTTGAATAAAGTCTGTTATAATATAATATTCTCCATTCGCTTTTGGATTTGTGTAAGTAATATACTCAAGGTATTCTTTTTCAAATTTTACATGCTCGATAATTCCCATTGGTTTGTTTTCAAGCTTTTTGACCAGTTCAGAAATTAAACCAAGATTATCTATTTCTTTATATAAAGCTGCTGTTTCCTTATTAGAATACTTCTTCATAAGAAATTCAGTAAGACCTAATTCTTCAAGCTTGTCCTTTTTAATCTGTTTGCAAGAAGAAAACTTATCGTAAACATCTATTATATTGATAAGATACTTGTTTTCTCCAAACTCCTTAAAGAAATTCAATCCTGTCAAAATTGATAGTTGTCTTGAGTTCACAGATGTTTTGGTCTTAATGTCTTTCAACAATTCTACAAACGATCCATACTTATTTTTCGATAATTCATAGAGTTCATCTGCAATCTGTGTATTACAATATTTAATAGAAGAGATACCTTTGTATATAGTATTATTCTCTTTATCCATCGCATAATCAGAGCCAGACTTCCCAAATTTTATAGACTCTAATTTAATATCAAAGTATGATAACTCTCCAATCAAATTTGCAGTACGTTCCATATCATCACTGTACAAGGAAAGAACTACTGTAAAATATTCTAATGGATAATGAGATTTTAAATACGCTCCATATAAAGAGTCTATGGCTACACTAAGAGCATGCGATGCGTTAAAGGAATAACGTGCTGCATCCTCTACCACTTTCCATGTTTCTTCAAATCCTTTTTCTTTCCCTACATTCTTAATCCAACCTTCAATGAGCTTAGATTTGAGTTCTTGTAATTCTTCTTCTTTAAACTTTTTCTTTGCTATCTTCTTGATAATGTCGTATGTGCCTTTTTCTTCAATACCAAGCCATACGAGGTATGCCATTATAGACTCTTGATAAAGAAGATAATGGAAAGAGTCGGTTAGTAATTCATCTAGTTCTCCTACTCCTGTAGAATATGGCAGTCTATCAAGAAAATTATTTAACAAACTTGCAAATCCTGGTCGAATCGCAGCTACCCATGCAGAAAGTTCTGCCAAGGACTTAGGTTTATATCTCATAATCAACTGCTTACCCAAGTCTGAATCTGCTTGATTAATAGTTGTTGTTAATCCTTTTTCATAGATATCCCATACTTTATCGTCACAGTTATTTACTAATGTAGCAATATCATCAATTGGTCTACCGATTAACTTATAGGTCTTATCAATAATATCGTATACTTTAACTGTAAGAAGGTCGTTCTTAAGATATTTATATACGTCGCAATTGTAACCATCCATAGCACAGCAGATAACGTCCCCTACTTTAATCAATCCTACTTCCTCTGAAATAGGATTATTAGAAAGAAGGAATGAACATGGAGATGGTGCTACTGATTCAACTACTCCTCTAAACACTTTGCTATTTTCTAATTCAATAGCCCATTTCTTATTATCTGTCTTAAATTGTTCATCAGTATAATCCTTATCGCCTAACAATTTTGCAACTTCGTCATACTCGTCAATTGCATATCCTCTAGCCTTACACCACAATCTAAAAGCAGAAGAACGTTGCAATGGCTTAAATGCAACCATATAATAGATTCCATCTTCTCCTAAAATATCTTTAGAAGCTTGAATTGCTGGTTCTACGTTGGCAAAATTGAGGTCGATATCCGGGAGGCTGCGACTGGATAGAATACGTTCTGCACTCATAAATCGTGTAGGATATAGCTTTGTAGGTGCTTTAATTCTATCGACTTCTGTAAGTCCTAAAAGATTATTTATCAAGAATGATACAGCAGATCCTCTACCGGAACGTGTTAATACTGCATTATATTTATTGACTGCTCTATTAATAATCATATGGTCTAGAACAAAGTAATCAGCCATACCACAATTCTTTACAATATCCACTTCGTAATAAATGGCATCAGTATATTCTTTTACTCTTTTAGGGTTCGTTTTTTTCTTCTTATCCTTCCATGCTCTAGAAATAATCTCTCTTAACACCTTGTCACTATCTTCATTTGAGAAGCCATCACCTAACTCTTCTTTGATGAACTCATTGGGAACTTTAGGAATCTTAAATTCTTTATCTGTATATATTGGTTCTGCGTTATCAAATATCAGCGTATTATCTAAAGCTTCTTTTGCTTGTTCTGGTGTTAATATACCTTGTTTTCTATATCTGTCCAAAATCGTATCATAATCAGGATAATCCAATATGAATCCACTTTCTTCTTCATAGAAAATACCCTTTGCTTTCAAAAACAAATCTCTATAATATGAATCCGATTCATATATGTAATGACTATCGTTTGCATGGATCAATGGAATATCATACTTCTCATGCATAAACAAAAGCATCTTATTATATGTCATTTGAATTGGAGTTTTATGGCTCTGCACTTCCAAATAAAAGTTCTTACCAAAGTGTTGTTTTACCGGAATCAAAAAGTTATCCAACCATGTTGTATCAATAATATCATTACCCTTTTCATCTTTTCTAGGGAAAGCAGTTGATAATCTACCTGCTACACAGGCAGTAGTAACAATAGTATCAGTAGGAGTTAGAGATAATAATTCCTTTAATCCAATTCTAGGTTTATAATAAAATCCTTCAGTATTAGCAATAGACATGATTTTATTGATTTCATATCTTGCTCTTTTAGTCATTCCAACTAATACAATATGGTATGATTTACGGTCTGTTTTATCTGAAATATTATCAACATAATATGCTTCCACACTGTAAATTGGATTTAAATTATACTTTTCGCATAGAGTTTGTGCTTCATATAAATTACCTTGAAACCCATGTTCGCCAGTAAAATAAGTAGTATGACCTAATTCAACAGCTCTTTGCATGTATGCTTCTGGTGAAGTAACAGTATCAAGTGTTCTTAAGTTGGAATAATATGTGTGTTTATGATAATTGTTATATCTCAATCTATCACCTCTTATAGATTATTTAGCCAAGACATATCTTCGTCTCCACTATCATTCTTCTCTTTTGTGTCAGAGCCAACACCACCAAAAAAGCTACCATCGTCCTTTTGTGCGGCAAGCTTGTCTAAATATAATTTGTAAGGTTTATGTAAATTCGGAGAATATGCACACAATGTAGCAAAGTAATAACTCTGTTTTTCCACTTGTTCTGGTGTGTCAAAAAAGATTTTTTCAGCATTCTCAATATCAATCATTCTTTCGACTTCATATTTTTCTTCCTTCTCAATAATTTCATCAATAGTATTGATAATTTCCGTAGTCCATCTTTCAATAAGTTCATTAGTTAAATCAACACAAACAATGCAATCATGGAACTTATACTTTTCTCGAACATCATTTGGAAGACATTTAATATCATTTGTTTGTTCTAACATATCAAGATACTCAATTAACTTATCTTCATACCCAAGCTTCTTCAGCCACATCTTCGCACTGGTTTGAAGTTTGTTACCAATCTCACATCTGTCGATTTCTCTAGTAGTCCATTTACCATTTGCTTGTTCGCAATCAACTTTTACATACTTTAAGAAGTTCCAACAAATCTTAATCTTTTCGTATGGAATACCCATCTGATGTAAACCAATTGCATACACCACTAACTGACCACATTCATTTAATGCCTTATCACCTTTATATATACTAGATGTCTTCCAATCTAATATATTGAAGCATCCATCATCATCTTTAAAACAAACGTCTATATAACCTTGAAATACATTTTTACCAATCAGCACACTAATAAATCGTTCAATTTCAACCTTATGTGGAATCATAATATGGTTATTAAAGAAATGCTTTAAATTCTTATAATACTTATCAGAAATCTTCTTATTCTTTTCAGAGTCATTTCTATCAAACTTAAGCTCTGCAATACCGGCAGTCATCCACGCATCTTCAAATTCGTCATCCATATCTTCATATTTACTTTTACCTAAATATAAATTTTCCATAATTTCATGAGCCATTCCGCCGGTAACTGTATAAATACAATCTTGTCTGTCTTCGTTTTTGTTCGCTATATATTTAAGAAAATACTCATATTGACTGTTATGATATGAGTTAAATCTACTCCATGACCATAAACGGTCAACCCCATACTTCCTCTTAATTTCTTCTAACTCTTCACCAGTTTTTCTTCCCATTAAGCACCTACTTTCTCTAAACTTTTAACGTATTTCTTATGTTCTTCGTAATCGTATATAATCCTATATTCCATCAAAAACTCAAATATCTTATTTGACGCATCTGCTGGACTATCTTTATCTCCTAACAAATCATATTTGTCCCATATATAGGACACTTTTCTAATTCCATAAAATTTCTCACAGCAATGTCTTATATGGTCAATATCAATATCTTTATCAAAAGCAATGATAATTTCACAGTTCAATCCAATGAGAATCTTCACTTGCTCATCTGATATCTCATGTCCACTAACAGCAACACCAGTACTATCATTTAAACTATCTCTTTTTAATACGGATTTTTCCGCCTCATAGACAGTCACATATCCTTTTTTCTCGATATATTCTTTATTCTCCCAAAGACCAAATAAATTCAACTGTTTCGGATATCCTGGTGTTATAAAATATTTCTTAATATCAAACATCTCATAATTTTCAACAGATGTTCTCATATTAAAACCAAGAAGTTCGCCTGTAAGCCAATATCTTAATGGAATTACATTTCTTTTGAACTTATAACTGTATGCCAATCCAAACTTCTTAACACTCCAAGGCATAATTCCTTCTCTGAAGAAGTCTATATGCACATGAGGAACAAAGTCTTGCAATTCAGACTCATCTAACACTTGAAAGTCAAGTACATTTTGTTTTTTCTTTCTTCCTTTGACCTTTTTAAAAATATAAAGAGGGTCAACCACTTCCTTCTTCTCCTCTTTTTTCTTCATAGTCAAAGGTATTCCTAATAATTTATGTAAATATTTGACCGTATCAAAGAATGAGAAATTCTTATCATCCAGGCTCTTGTTATACTGAACTAATGTGAGTAAGTCTGCATTCTCATCAAATTCTTTTTCTCTCGTATAATTTTTGCAATTTAAATATTCGTTATTCTTAATATTGATAGCAGCTTTATTATCGCCATTACAATTAGAACAACTATAATACTCTTTTGTTGGGTGGTACACTATATGACCGCACCCAATCTCATTTAAAATAAATTCAATTTTACCTTCTTGAAAAATGTATTTTTTAAGTTCAAGAACGGTCATATATTTTCACCACCTTAAAAATCTACTGGAACATTTGTGATACCAACTTCTTTCATAACATTTCTAGACATGTCATGAGAAAATACTACTTGGTATCTATTGGCAGAACCCTCTCGGTTCTTAATAATAAACGCAATCTGATAATGTACATCCTTATCTAGTTTAACTGGTATCTTTGTTTTACCATTCTTGCCTTCAAGCCTATATACTTTTAATTCTCTTTTCTCTCCCGTATATTCGTCATCATATAAATCACGGATCATAATGCAAGTAGAGGCTGGGTCAATAATGTTTTTAGACATACCAATATTATCTTGTGTGTAATATCTCTGCTTAACACTACCTTTTGCTAATTGGAACGTAATAAGAATATGTAAATTCTTCGATTCAGGCTTAATAACATCGTTGATTTCTACCATATTCTGTTGCATTTCCAACCATGATTTATCACTTACATCACCTGCGTCCATCTTAAATGTGTCAAGAATAAAATATTTTACACCCATGCTTGCATATTTCTTAATTGTTTTAATCGCAGTCTTAGTCTTATATCTCTCAAACGGAATTACTGTTATCAAATGATTTTGTGTTTGTTCCACTATCCAATCAGCAGCTTTATATAATAGTGCTTTCGTATTATCTTGATAATGACCATCTCTCAAAATATGTTTCTGAACATCTTCTTTTATGATGTTATTTGCAACATAAATAATAAGTTCTCTTTGCCACTTTTCAATTCCATCCTCATTGACCATAACTACAACTCGTTCTTTTTCTTTAATTGCAGTTGGAATAGTTGCGTTACGAGCAAAAGTTGATTTACCAACGTTGCTAAGTCCACCTACCAATGTAATAGAACCAAGATATTGACCACCGGTTTCTTTTGTTATGATATCCATATTGTTATATGGTAAACCTATAGCTAAACCCTCATTGAGTTTTTCAATTAAATCATAAATACCATGTGAAATATCGTAGCTCTTTACATCACAGTCCACATTAACAAAAATGTCGTTTATGAATGCTTCCCATTCATTGTAAATTTCTTCAGCAGTCATATCACAATAATCACTAAGTCTGTCTTTTACCGGACATCCACGCTTTGCAAGTTTTATTACACTATTCCATTTTCTAAGCTCTTGAATGTATCCATAAAGATTTTCAGTCTTAACATATGCACCAGCATTTATAATTGTATCGTAACCACCATATTCCTCATATTTATTTCTTAACTTTGAGTGTTTTTCAAGATATAGTCCAACGGTGATATCATCCAAAGACCCTTTCTTTTCAATCTTTACAATATCATTTGCTATCGTCCAATAAACTTTCCAAATGTTATTATTGAACTCATCTAAACTAAGATTTGTTTCAAATATAGCATCCGGATTCTTGTACAATATACTTACAATATTAGCTTCGCATCCTTCTTTGTACTCGTTGACCTTCTTAATAGCATCAATTAATTCTTCTTCGAAGGCTGTTAACTTTTTGCCTTTTGTAGTTTTTGTTGCTGTAGCTATAACATTCACCGCCTTACCACAATTCATTTAGTCGCTTGTTTTTTAATTCTTCTGTCTTCTTTTGATATGAACCGCCACTATGAGATAAATTACTTGTGTCCATAGATTTAATATTCTCCTCAGTCTTTTTAGCTTTGTTTACTCTTGAATAAACATCATTAATATTGTTTTCAACTATCTTGCATATATAGTTAAACTTATAGGATTCATTATCAAAAGTTCTGTTTGCCAAAGCACTCATAATTGATGGTTTGCAAATTTGGAAAGTATATAATATGATTTCATAGGAGTAATCGGCTTTATCCTCTATGCTCTTATTCTCTATATACTTCCCTTTCGTCAACCCTTTTAGTCTTAATACAAGACTAGAAGGAATTGACTGAGAATCATCATATAAGAGTATTTCTTTTTTTACATATTGATACAGTTTATCCCACTGCTCTTTTTCAATACTCGTCATTTTATTGCTTCTCAATTCAATTCCTCCTTCGTTTTATTAAATCAATACTAATACTTTCTTAGCATCCTCGATGTTATCAATCATAGTCGGATTATCATAGCCAAGTTCCTTTGCCTTCGCAATAATTGGCTTAATCTTATCCATATCGGACTTGTTTGCCTTAATATAATCCGTAATCTTACTTACAACATCTTCAAGCTTCTTGGTTTCCTTTTTATCCTTTTCAGCCTTGGCAATTTCCTTTAATCTCTCAGCTTCTTCAGCTTCTTGTTCCTTTTTAACATCTTCTACATCTCTATTACTCTTATCAAGTTCGTTCTTGATTGCATCTGTAATTGCCTTAATAAGAGCATCAGGTGTAAATTCAATCTCTGGAACAATATCTGCGAATCTACTTTTACTATCAATAGAGTAAGAATCATCTCTAAATGTAATCTTTCTGCTTTCCTTTGCAATTACACCCTTTGTAACATCTTTGCCCTTGTTGTCCTTCTTACCAGTCTTCTCTTGAACAATCTCTCTATCAATAGAAGCCACACCTAAGAAATGAAGTTTGGTCTTAATTGCATTGAAATCTCTCATAGACATATTGGTTGTTAAAGAAGTCCACTTCTGTCCGGTAGAAACATCTTCTTGTTCACGTTGCTTAACATGACCAATAATAATAAAAGAAACTCCAACCTTCTTTAGACTCCAAAGCTTCTCAAGTACAATTTCGGTAGCCTTATCTTCACCTGCCATATACCCACCAAAAGCTGCCTTAATGGACTTAACTGGCTTCTCTGGGTTTTCTCTGTTATGCATTCTAATTACTTCTGGTTTTGCAATTTCAATCAACTGGTCATATGTGTCAATAATTACCGTTCTTAATAATGGGTATTCCGTTGTCTTATTATCAATGATGTCGTCTACTAAATCTTCAAATCCGATAGAGTTTGAAAACTCATCGTAATCAGCAGACCATTCTGGACAATTAATATAATTAATTCCATTGATTGCATCTGCACCATCTTCCTTGCCACATTCTAAAAACAAGTAACCATCATTAGAACCAGTAAGCTTCTCACACATTTCTTTGATAATAGTTGTCTTGCCGATACCGCTTTCTCCAATTAATCCGATGTTATAAGCTAATGGATCAATTTTTACTACATTTTTCTTACCGTATGCCATTGTTATTTATCCTTTCTTCATACAATTTTTGTGAGTTGTTATAAGAATGCTCTTTATAATACTTCTCCTCTGCATCTTTTCTTAATTTACATGCAACAGAAAAACTATCCGACCTTCCTAAATATGTGTATTTTTTGTTTATATTAATATTTGCTTCCCATATATTGTCTCTGCTATGGAATCTTACACCAGTAACTCCAGAGGTGCTATTTTTCTGAATAACTTTGTTTGTATTGTTTTCGCTTCTACTTACTTTCCTCAAGTTTAATTTCCGATTATCGAATTTATTTTCCGTTTTTATGTGGTCTATATCATATTCATTAAGAAAATCATCCATAACAAGTTTGTGTAAACCAATCTCTTTGCCATCAATTTTTGCTACAAAATACTTATGATGTTTATACCAACAATAATCTTTAATTTTTTCGTAATCTTCTAAATCAAACCAAAATTCTTCGCCTTTTAAGGTATATCCGATTCCGTATTTGTCTAATAAACAATACCTATTATTCTTTTTATTTTTACGAGACATTCTAGTAGAAGCCTCTTCTTTAACACAATAAGTACATCTCCATAATTTCCCAGTTGTAAAATCAGATGTAGAACCAATTACATTATTGTGTCTACCGCAATCACAAGATGCTTTCCACATGTGTTTTTTGTTTCCGCCGGAAGTATAATGGTCATCGAGCATTTCTATAATTTTTAATTTACCAAATTCTTCTCCTAAAATATTTTTAAATTTAGGCATTGTTCTCCTTAGTGTAGCCCCAATTAAGGGGCTACGTTATAAAATTTTACAGATTGTTTAACCAATCATTATCATCTCCGGAAACTACTTCATCATCAGCATCTTCAACATCAGACTCTGTTTCCTCTTCTTCTACTTCGTCATCAGAAGCAAGCATAAAATCAAGAATCAAATCTTCTTCTTCGTACTTCTTTTCAACCTTCTGAATAGTAGGAGTTTTATTACCTTCCTTATCCTCTACCATTTTAATGAGAGGCTTTCTAATTACCATTCTCTTTTCTCTTCCTGAACTTACCGTACACTTTGCAAGTGCTTCTTCTAAGGTAAATACTCCGATGGCAATAAGAGCTTTGATATCATCTGGGATATCATCTTCTGTCGCAGTAATTACTGATCCACCTTCAATCAAATCACCTTCAAAGGTAGCTTCAGTAACTCCCTTCTGTACCTTGAATACCTTTTCAACAACCTTCTTTACAATCTCAGGATTGGACAAATCAAGTTCATACTCAAAAGTCTTATCATAAGGAATATTACACTTTACTTCCTTGCCCTTGTATTCCTTAACATAATCAAGAACCTTTGCATAAATCGGGAGGATACCAGTGTCTTTATCTGCCTTTCCTACGCTATCCTTAGTGAGAAGCATAGTCTGAGTAAATCTAGCTGCATACTTACTACTATCATCAACCTTAGAAAGAACGATGCTATTGATTTCCTTCTTAACTTGTACATTATCGTTATATGTAGAATACTTAAGATTACCCTTTACATTCACAACCATACCATCTTCAAGATTCTCATTAATATAAGCAATCATATCGTATGGGGTAAGGAACTTCTTATAATAAACCTTATTATTCTTGTCCTTCTCAAGACCGACAGTTAAGAAACACAAATCACCAACAGTTTCAAGAATAGAATCATCGAATCTATCATCCCAATCAATAGTGAACTTGTTATCGAAATCATCCTTTCCGTCTGCGTCCTTACCATGAACGTAAACAACATTATCTCTTTCCTCTCCATATCCACCCATAAGTTCTGCATAAACAGTTCCACAGGTTTCACCACAGAAAATTCCAAGATTCAAGCTGTTATAAACCCAATCGGAACTCGTAGACTTCTCATTCAACTTATAGGTATAATCGTTAACCTTTGCTTCTCCAATAAGCTGAAAAGTGTTTGACCAATTCTTCTTTTCTAAAATCTTCTTTTCCTTCTTTGCCATTTAAAAATAGCCTCCTTATATTTAAAATATTTTTGGTAACATATAATCAACAGTTCTTTCGAACCGATAACATAGAGTAACTTTATGTACAAATCTATGTTTAATGGCGTTTTAGAGCGTAAAAGCTCAAGGGTGTGCCATGTCACCCAACAAATAAAACCCTATTCTTTTTAATCAACTGGAATTTAATTAAGCTATGTTTTATGTTTGTTTTAAGTATTACTTCTCTGTTTGATGGTTCGCCAAAACCATTTTGTTCAAACAGAATTTTGTTCTGCAATTTGGTTACTATTGATGCAAGAAAATTCTCCAAAATATTGATTTTCTGCTCGCTCTCTAACTTTAATTGCTTCTTCTAAATCAGTAAAATAACCCAACCTGATTCGTTGATAATTTTTATCTATGTACGTTTCCCATTTACTTATTGCTTTATTCCAACTGATTCCTTTGTGCCCACTAGAATAGTTATTGGAATTATCTTTGTTACAATTATTCTGTTGAATGGTACTTATACGAAGATTAGATTTTCGATTATCTACTCGATTTCTATTAATGTGGTCAATACATTCTTCTCTATTTACTTTCATAATGTATCTATGTAGTGCATAAGCACTTTTGCCATTATGTGAAGTTACAATGTATCCGCTTGTTAGGTTTTCTCTCCAACAAAAGTCTTTAATTAATTCATAATCTTCTTTATCAAACATGAACGGTTTGTTGGTATTGCTTGTATAACCTACGCCATATTCAAATGATTTCAAATCATATACATTATACTTCTTTGAATCAAAACCATTTGTCTTGATTGTTTTCTTGCCAATATCGCTTGCTATTTCTTTTTTTAAACAACCACATGATTTAGTAAGTCCTCTTTTTAAACTGTTTCCAATAACATCAATTTCTGTATGTTGGTCACACGAACACTTACAGTGCCATCTAACAAATTTCTGTCCAGATGGAGATGTGTAGTCGCTTGCACGATACATTACAGTTAATCTACCAAATGTTTTACCTGTTAAATCAATAAATCTACTTATCTTTTAATCACCTCTTTACCCATTCTTCAAAGGTCATACCTTCAATTATCATAAATTCTGACCAGCTTCCTACATCCAATCTTAATCTACCTCTGTCATCTTCACAGACATTCATGTAGTAGCTTTTGAAATTATGATCTTCAAGAAACTTATTAATCTCCTTAATCGCTTCTTCTTTAGTCTGTGGTTCTGCAATAACTCTTTCTTCTCCACGACTGTTTTGGAATAATAGTCTCATAAATATTACTTCTCCTTCTTCTTTTCAGAAAAGTCACAGCATGAATATCTATAACATCCATGTAATGAACAATCATTACTTATTTGACATCCCACATCATTATTTCTATCTTCCTTATCTTTATCTTCGCAAAGTTTCTTATATGCTTTCATAAATCTTGTGTGCATATTTTTGTATGGTCTTTTGTCTAATTCTCTAAAGACCTCTTGCGCATAATCTTCTGGAAAGCCCATATTCACCTCCTAAAATGCCAATAAAATAAGAATTTAATTACTTCAACAACATATAGATGCCAAGTGGATAATAAATGTAATCTAACACAATGTTAAATAAGAAAATCCATCTGTGGAACTGCTTATCGTTAATTTCTGCTTCCAATTCGAATACACTGTTAAATTCCTTGATTAATGTTCTCATTGCAATTACACAAGTAAGAATCTGTAATGCAGACAAGATAATAAACAATGTCGTTCCGATGCTGCATCCTAATACTGCATAGAAAATAATCAAGAATAATTCGAACAACAACGTCAGAAAAAATGCCAAACTCTTAACTAAATCTGTGATTTGTTCTTCCTTTTCTTTTAACTCTGACTTACTTTTTCTTATGTTCTTCAACCACAACTTCTTATTTAATTCTCTTGGTGTATTCTTAATTCTGTGCAATAATAGTAAGAATAAAATAGCTAATGCAATAATCTTCATGTATTACTTCTCCTTTACCTAGTCAATAGTTTCTACATTAATCGGAATCCACATATTCGGATTGAAGTTCAGTGTGTACTTATACTTGGAAACCGCATTGTCCCCCAAATTTAAATCCTCTACTACGTAGGTCACATTATCACTAAGTCCAACAAAGTGCTTTACATAAGTACCATTATCTTCAACAATAATCTCAAGCTGGTTGTCTGCCATATCCGCAGTAATCGACAACTTACCAGTCATCTGGAATAGCACATCGCCCTCGATGCAGTTAATAACTGTGAGCTGACGAACAATATTGAAATTATCTGCTTCTTGAGAAAGATTGTATGATACTCTAGCTGCCTCTGTCTGACAACCGGCAAGACCTACAACCATAAAGGCTGCTACTAACAATGTTGCTAACTTCTTCTTCATATTATTCTCCTTTCTTTTCACCATGAAATCGTACTTCTATTACTTATAAAAGTGTAGCCAATTTCTTCGCTAAGATTTCCTTTGCATTCTTTTCAATAGCTTCCTCAATGGTCTTCTCTGTTTTCTGCTTCACAAAATTATCTAAAGTTGTGCCGTTGATTTTTCTTGAATCATCCCAATAGCTACCATTAATTAAAGCGTCAACTCTTTTTTCTACAATTCTTACAATAGTATCATCTAAATGTTTTAATACAAGTTGTTCTGCATACTTGTCCATAGCAATCTTAACCTTTTCTTCTAACTCAGCATTTTCGATTGATACATTCAAAATCATCTTTGGTTCTGACTTCTTCATTTTATATCCTCCAATTTAACTTCTTACACATACCTTGACTCAAAACCACCAGCGTACTTAATCTTATACGGTTCTGGCTCTTCATCTTGCCACGGCATCCACGCTAAGATCCCATCCCAATCAAAATAACCTAGTCCCTTACAATAATTAATCGACTGAACCCAAACTTCTCCCATTCCACCTCTTGTAACCCAAACTTCACCAGTTTTTTCCGGCATGATAGGAGCAACACCGCAATCTACCGGAATCCATACTCCACTCTGTACCATCCGTTATCACCTCTTCTCACTTTAAAAGATAAATTCTATTGACTCACTTCTTACTTCTCTCTTTTGACTTCATCATTTCATAAAACTTTACATATTCTCTCGTATAAGCATAGCTATCAGAGAAAATATTATTTACTGCAATATATAGCTTTGGTTCGTGTTCCTTAATTACTGCTAATTCGAACTCAAAGTCTCTACCAAACGGGCAACCAGCACAACCAGTTCTAGTCAACCCATATTCGGTATAACACTTACTATGAGTAACAATATAATTTTCTTCATAATCAACTTTGTCTTCGTTTACATACCAAAATAAAGGTCTATAATTATCACAAGTACCACCCTCGTCAAAGCAACTCTTATACGAAGTTCCTCTAATTCCACCTTCAGCTTTTCTTACTCCAAAGATATTTAAGTCATATCCTTCGTATTCAACCAACTTATGTAAGACATCTTTCTTTGCATATTTGCAACACTTTGATGATATTTTGAATTTAGGTGGACTATTAACCATGAATTCTTTCAAATATTTATTGTAATCAATATTGAATCGTATCGACTCATTGGCATTACACCACCACATCAAAGCCCCCTTGCAACCAACCCAATCTTGCTTCTTTTCATTCCATTTACAATACTTTTTAAGCAACACATCTAATGGTTCATCTTCCCATTGAAACCCATGACGTTGCAATCTATCAATCATTTCGGATGCATTCTTTGATATGAATGGTTGTCCATAAGTGCGACAACTTGTAGGAATTGGAACTATTGCTTTATATGGCTTAATTGTTATACCATACTTTTCTTCTAAAAACTTTAAATGGTCTTTAGTTGCTTGATATTCCAAACCAGTATCAAACCAAACATACTCAACTATATTTCTCTGATCACATTGCCAAACTATATCTATCATTACATCACTATCAGAGCCACCAGACACAGCACAAACAATCTTTTCGTACTTTGGACTGTTTATCTTTGACCACGCTCTAACAATGTTGTCTCCAATGGTAGGATTTTTTGGACACCTTTCCAATAACTCATTAATGTCTTTTGGTTTAGTTAAATTTATACTTTTATGGTGTAGTTGCAAATACCCTTAAAAGTAGCTACTTGAAGATTATTGGAAAGGAGTCAAGCAAGTAATTCTAGATAATTGACTGTATACAGCCTTGCAAATAAAGTATTTTGCAAGATAAAGATAAAAGTATAATTTTCTTGTTAAACACCTATCTTAATAAAAGAACCATTGTGACCTCTTACCTTACCTTGTCTCATCCGATATAAAATATCACTTAACATATTCTCCATCTGAGTAAAGTCACCACTAAACATGCTTCCAGTAGTTTTAATCTCATATTGAAACTCAAGTTCATCATCAGTAGGCACAACCGGTCTTCTCATATATGTAACAGTACCCTTTGGAACTTTAATTCCGGTATATTTATCACAATAATCAGTCTGTAAAACCTTTAGCCATTCTTGACAGTTTTTGTTATACTTACTCATTTTTACACCGTCTACAGTAAAATATCCGATGTAATCATAATCAATGTAAACGAACTTGTTCACCACAAGAAGAACACCATCAGTCACTCGATACAGATCCTGGTATTCAGTTTCTGCTAAAATTTCTATTGATATCACCTCCAATATCTCGATAAAATTAGGCTTTCATTGCCATCATTAATCACTTATTACTTCTCTTTTTATTCTTGGAATTCCGTTTATGTTTGTGTGTGCAGCGTCGCCAAACGCTTTTACTTAATTTTATTCATATATTCTTCCATAAACTTTAAACGAACAGCTTCATCAAAAACTTTTGAAAGAAAATCTATATATTCTTCCTTCGCTTCATTAATATCATCCGTACTAATATGAATCTCAGTTTCTGGAAACTCTGTTATGATATTATACATCTCACCATCATAAGTAATTTTCATATTTGCGTCCTTTCAAATTTTCTTGATAAATCCGAAATTTTAACAGGATTTATTCAAAATTAACTGCGCCATTTTGTCTTGCGTAATTAAATGCTTCCATCCAATCTTCGTACTTTCTAATAAACCAATCATCGTTTATTGCCTTTGAATATTCGATAGCATCTTTATGGTTGTTCTTGAAATCATCATATAATTTCTGTGCTAATACACTACCAATAACGCCCTCATTATCAGCAAAATCAATCAACTCTTGGAACGCTACATCTCCTCTAAAATTTTCTAAATCATCTCTCCATCTGTTATATCCACTATAAGAACCTGCTGGAAAGCTATACACATCCTCAAATTCATAAACACAATTACTTTCTACTGGATAACCCTTACCTTTCCAAATAGATTCCGACCAATCCATACTTGCACCAGGCAACCACTGATTATCATAATCTTCTGGATAGCCATCAGAATCTAAAATAGGATTTTCTACTTTTCTTAAATTTTTAAATGCTCTAATATCTAAACCCATATGTACTTCACTCCTTTCAATTTTCTCCATAGAACCCCAGATTTAAGTATGCTCACGATAATTTTTACCAATATACAATGGTTCTGAGTGACCATAAACAGAGGTTGGTAATTCATTCTTTGCAAGTTCGTAATAACAAAACCATTTACCGTTATGACATTTTAAATCTTTTGACAAATCTACATCATATATCTTCTTAATATTTTCAATCCAGTTATTATATATTTCTTCGTCTGTATTTCCGAAAGCCACTGAATGATACATCCATCCACTCCAACCTTCAGAACCCATTTCACAAGTTGAAACTAAATACACTAACCATGTTTTCTTTTCTATTTGAATCACCTCAATTCTTTTCAGTAAGTTTCTTATATAACTTGTCTGCTTCATCTTCAGTAAATACCTTTACAATTTCCATACTATCATTAGTTTTACGACTAACCATCAATACAGAAATATCTTTCTGATATTTACCTTCATAAGCAATTGTTAAAACATCTTCCATATAATTACTTCTCCACTTAATTTAAAAACCACCTTGTAAACCACTCCAATCGGTATTACAATCTCTATAGGCTTCACTCTTAGCTTCTCTGATTGCTTCCTTGACAACACCAAGAGATAAAATATCTTTCTTTAACCTCTTATTCTCTTTTCTTAGTCGTTCAAGTTCTGACTGTTCTGAGCCAACCTGATGTTCTAATTCGTAAACATACCTACGCAACATTCTACCTTGCTTGTTTTCATCCTTTTCTTCTACAATTTCTCTCCATCTTTCAGAAGTTGGTTCTACATCATATGCCATATTCTCACCTCAATTCCACCTTAAAACGTTTGATTTATTGTTTTTCTTTCACAATATCAAAGAACTTGTATGTCTTATTTAACTCATTGAATCTATTAACGATTACTGTATGTCCTATCAAATCTAATTTATCTTTACCAAACTTCATTACAATATGACACACATGTAAATCACTTAGCATATGTACAGGAATTAAAGTGCCATCTTCTTTCTCCCAATAATACTTTTCACTATTTGCAATTGTTTTATTTTTATCACAATCTTCTCGCCAATCATTGCTCATAAATTCTCCTTTCAGACCACCATGAAATCCCCGTTTCATCGTTATGCATACTGCTCGTCAGTAAACCCAATCAAATAATCATACTTTTTTACATCTCTCATTACAATGATTACATGTATTCTATTCTCTGTTTCGCAATACAATATACGGCTATCTCTTCTACAGTGCTTTGCGGTGCTTTCGATTTCATACTTAATTATCCCATTTACATCTTCTTGGGTGTAATCCCATACCCCTTCTTCAACTGGGTCTTGCCAACAGTTATGATACAATCCTTCGCAGCAATATGACCATAAGCACATATATGGTTGCTTGTACTTCTTTAATAACTCAAGTAGCCTCTTTTTGGATATGTATTTGAACTGTAAGTCCAGGCAGAAGATATCTGAATATTGCTTCTTTGCATAGTTGAGAACCTTGTATCTTTCTTTACGTTTCATTTAATCAAACCACTCCTTCCTTACTTTTACATATTCTCTATAGTAAGGATAATAAGTTGTTGTTCCCGTCTGTTTTTCACACCACTTATTAAGAAATTCTTGAAGTTCGCCTTCGTCACAAATATTCTCTCTTGCATCATCGTGTAGTTCATCACATGCATTTTCAATGATACTTTCTGCATCCAGTGACATCTTAATTTCTTCGCAGTTCCATAATACCTTTGGAATACGTTCTTCAAAGTAATCATCGAAATTCCTATCATGTTCCTCTTCTTCATCTAAATACAAGTCCCACCAATAATCTATAAATTCACCTATATCTGCAAAATATTTACCTGATTCTTCATCATACATATAATAAGAAGCATTCTGAATTTCAATCTCTTTAGCCTTATTGATAGTTTCTTGATACTTAATTCTTTTTTCTTCGTTCCGTTGCTCTCTAAAATCATCGCAATTGCAAGTGTTTGTACCCTTAGATAATATTCTTCCGCAGAATTTACAAGTTTTCAGTCTGCCAAAATAGCACGTTGGACACAGTGTAAAATATTCATTATTGTACCAGTCTAACTTAAAAGGCTTTTCTATATCATCCTCTTTAATGCCAAACCGGTAATCTTGCCTAATAATACCCAACCCACTACAAACAGGACAAATAATCTCATCGTCCTGCAAATCTTTTTTTAATGTATCTGGAAGAATTCTCATGAGTTCGTCTACTGTATTCAATGATATATGTTTGATAACTAACACCTCCATCTGAACAATTTCTTAATCTTATCCCATCTTTGTTTCCTTAAATACTTCTCACATCTGCCACCATATATCTTGCAGATATCGTTATCACATTGCCGGCACATCGAGTTAGAGTAATGCTTCTCTATATTTTTTACTAAAATGCTCATAAGCCATCTTCTCCTCAATCCCACAAATGATAATAGAACAATGAAAACAGCTTCATGAAGGCGTTCTTATTCTGAGTCATTACAGAATTGATTCTCTTATAATCCTCAATTGTACGGCAGCTAATCTCATAATCGTCATCCTCAATGTTTTTGCCATAAATCTGTTTTTCTACATATTCTTCATCCATCATGTGTAAATGATAAATCATCGTCTTATATATTAGTTCTGTATACTCTTCATCAAAATGTTCTTCTGGAAACAACTTAACCAGCTCATCATGATGTTTGCTCTCCACCGGAATAGTGAGGTATGCATGTCCATATTTGATAAAATCCTCTAAGATTCTTATCATTTTTCTGCGAAACATCTCAAAGAACTCAAACATGTCAACATCATCATACCCATACCACGCCCTGCGCCAAGCGTATTTTAATTCCCATCGAAGATTTCTGAAAAAATATCTAAGACTTGATTTTCTCTTTTTTCTGTTTTTCAAGAAATCCTTCAATCCTAAATCAAAATCATCTATGTTATATACCTCACTTTCTCCTTAAAACACAGGATTTATTGTTACTTAATTGACAACCCCTCAATCTTTTTAATTGCATCTTCTAACCCTTCGCAGTAAGATTCGTTTAATTCCATCTCTTCTTCATCAAATTCATCTCGTAAGGCAGAACTCTTTGTCTCCGCCAAACAAAAATTCAAAAGTGCGATAGCTTCTTTCTTAAAATTCTCTGCTGTCATATTCTTCTCCAATCTCTCTTTAAATCATTTCTTTCATCAAGTAAAATATTCTTCTACTTCTTCAAATCCATTATATCCACAACCTTCCGGTAATGGCTTAATTGTCAAACTGCATAAAAACTTTAAAATTTTTTTACAATCATCAATAGAATTAACCTTATTTATATTCAATTCATAACATCTATAACTTTTAGATGGTATAAATAAATTCAAAATATCAGCAGCTTGTGTTTGAGATTCTTCCTTTGTGTGTTCAAACGCTCTAAGTTCATCTTTTCCGAGCCACTTGACCCACGCGCCACAATCACTACAGTACAAACCAGTGTTATTACCTTTTGGTGCTGTATGTAATTCAGTACTACCACACTTAGTACAACAGTTCTGATACATTATTATTCTCCTTTCTCCTTAGAACCAAGATTTCATTTGATAATTCCTCTTACCTTAACTCTCTTCCCACAATGCTGACAGAAATCTCCTCCATATAAAATCAACGGATACGTAGAAGCTCCACAATTCGGACAGACGTATGTACCATCTTCATGTTTATAAATTGCTTCTTGTTCTACATCTCTGTCAATTAAAGCTCTAACTCTACTTGTATCTTCTCCAAAATGTAAACCTAATTCTTCAAGCTGGATGATTGCCAAATCTCTTTCCCATATGTATTGGTCAAGCACACCTAATGCAGAAATAGCAGTATTAATTGCATCTTCACGGAACGAATCAATTTCAATATCACAACAATCTCTCATCGCAGCTACTTCTAAAATATTTTTCAGTTCGTCTTTTGCTTGATGATTCATCATACTATCACCTCTTTCTTGATGAAACTCTGGTTCTAACAGTCTACAATATGTACAGTTGCAATATGCTTGGATTCACCATCCAAAGGTTCACCAACCATTCTATATGTCTCAAAAGTAACATATGGAATCATCTCTTTTGCTAAATCTATACACAGAGTCTCTTGGATTGGTTTACGCCATTCTTCTTCATCGTGACGACTTATACATGTAGCAGTAATGGTTCTAATTTTCTTAGTAAGAACATCTAATTTTAAATTCTCTTCTACTTTATAACTCTGTTGTTTAATTACTTCTGCTTTCAACTCTTCAATCTCTTTAAGCAACTGTTTTCTCGATTTTCTTTTCTTAAAAAACATCTTTATCCTCCTAGCAAGTTATCTTTGGTAAGTTTAAAGTACAATTGCAAATACCACTGCCACCATTTCCAGGATTAGCACCACACTTTATACACGGATCTTTTTGAAAGCAATCCATAGTCGCATAAGGGCTTTCATTCTCTACAAACGGTACTCTTACAATTTGTTCTCTCTGTCCTTCCCAAGTCCAACCACAATTGTAACATTCTTTTCTTGGAATTGGTGGGTTGGTACAGATAACGGAATCAACTAAGTCATGTCCACACTTAGGACAAGTTTCTATAACAATCATTCTCTATTTACTCCTTCTCTGTAAGATATCTTATCGTTAACTTCTTCCTTTGGAAACGAATCAATCATTGCTATCACATGAGCTAATGAAACATAATCTCTATTCACTACCGGTTGATTCAATAACCCCAAACACTCTTTTAAACAATTAATATCCACAATGTATTTCATACCCTCCTCCTAAACTATTCATCTCTCAGTTCTTCTAACAATTTAATAGCCTTATTACACAACTCGACCCAACTTAATTTGTGATACTCCGAATATAAAAGATTACCGCCTATATATCTCGAATCTATCTCTGTAATTACTTTACATAATTCATCAGTTCCAAAACGTTCTTCTTCCATAACTAATTTCTCCTTATGAAATGCTGCTTTTATCGTCTGTAGTACATTCGATATTTAATTATTTCTTCAAATCTAATAGGATATCTTTCTGTAAGATATTCCATCCATTCATCTTCAGTTAAATACTCTAAAATTTCTTCAAGTTCTGGAAGGCTGCTGATTATGTAATCCTTGATATCATATGGATCTCGAATATCAGAATCGTAGCACAAACCTAAAATGTACTTAAAATTATATTTATCAAGTTCTTCTGAAGCCATTTTCGCATCTTCATCGTATTCGAACATTATTCATTTCCTCCCATGAAAGTGTTATTTTATTGGGTCTTCTGCTACCTCAAACTTAATCGGTAGCAATGCCGTTGTTCTTCTTTTCATCCACGGTTTTTCTTCTGTTGCGAACTCATCACCATATTCCTGACAGAGAACAATGTCTCCTATTGTATATTTAAAGTGATGAGTGTTAAAGCATTCTTCGTCATCCGGAACCTTGGTTAATACTGCTGTGTTATATGTCTGACAGGATAACACCTTATATAAAACATCTTGCATCGCTTCAAAATCAAAAATCAAAGTTCCGTCATTTGCATTTCTACTCATTGAAAAATAATTAAAATCTGCTTCTGGGTCATAGCAAATATTTGCAACTTGATGCTCACTATTGCCAACAGTAATACCAGTTTCTAAAGCTCTTGATTCATACATCTTTTCAAAAATATCAACTGGATTATACTCGACCATTGATTCGTATTTGCATTTTGATAAACCGGTATCTCCATCGGAAATTCTTTGTTTAATATAATCTAATGACTTTATAATTTACCTCACTTCCTCTAAAGTGTCTTCAATTATCCATGCTAATTCATGAAAGTGATTGTTTTTGTTTAAAATGCCTTCAATCTCACCATCTTTATTTTTCACCAAATAACCAGTAACCCAACAACCGTTGGCTGGTCTTTTTGCTCTGAAAAATTCAGCACTAACTTCACGATTCGCTTTACAATACGTGCAAGTCTGTTCTGAACGAAAACATAAATTATTACAACCCATAATTACCTCACAATAGAACTTTGTTTTTATCTGCTTAACACAAAGCTTCTATCTCTTCATCCGAAACACAGTCACATTCAATCGCACAATCAAAATGTTCACTCAGAAGTCCGAGCCAGTCATGTTCTGAAATACTATGACCGGAAGCCCATACAGTACCGTTTACTTCAAGAATCTGCCAATCTCCAGATTCGCAATTTATTAACTTAACAACATTATCCATATCTTTTTATCCCCTTTAGATGTTAATTTTATTGTTTATTCCATTTCATCAAGTATTGCTTTAATATCTTCAATATAATCAAACGCAGTGTTTCTACCATCTACACCGTAAAATATTTCTGCGATATCATATATATTTTCTAATTGATTTAGAATAAGATTCTTTACATCTTCCTTTACATCCATTTCTTTAACCTCCGAATAAAATATTAGTTTCAACGGTATATCTTGGGTAATTTTTTAAATGCGATAACATCATCTCTTTCGCATAACTTGTCGTGCCATATCTGTTTCTTTATGGGTTGTTCAATGATGTTTACGCCATATCCATATACCTCATACTCTTGAAAAACATTTGAACGTCTATTGTCTTTCCAAACTTCTCTTACCTCATCCCAAAATAAATCCATTACATATGCTTGTCCCGGTTCTTCTCCATATCTAATGGAACAAATATACCAGCCACGTTTCTTTGGTTTGTGTTTAGGATAAGGCTTCCATCTATTAAACATTATTTATTCCTCCCGATAAAAGCAAAATTCAATTGTTATTTTATTCAGGTTTACCTACAATATCTTCATCTGTCCAAGTATCGTTTTTAAAATTTTCTCTACACTTTTCAATACATTCTAACTTTGAATCAGATTTATTGACATAAACCTTTGGTGTCTGAAATTCGCAATAGTGACATTTTAATTGTGCAGATGATGCTCCAACTCCACTACTTGCAAACACATATAAACCACTGTTGCAATATGGACATAAATATAGTTCTTTTTCTATGTCTACATCCTTTTCTTTGCTTGTTACTTTGACATCTATATTATCTAACTTGGTATTTATGGTATTAATCCTTGCATGTAAAAGTCCATTAGATGCAATCCATATAATTACCATTACAATTAGTACAATATCTGTTATGTTTTTCTTCATTTTCTACCTCCAAAATCTAAATAAAAGAGTTGTTTTATTTAGTCTTCATCTGCTCTCTAAATTCATTAACATAATCATAAATACTTGCATGTGTCCAACTTCTTGTTTCACTACTTAAATGCAATCCATTATTTTTCTTTGCTTTTTCGTGAAGAAAATTAGCAAATTCATTTACTGCATAATCTCTTTCGTTAGCACAATCACACTTCCATGAGGTACATCCTGCACAATCTTCGCATTTAGATTCTTCCGTTTGAAATTTTCTTTTAAACTCATCTTCACTATATGAAAACCACATCGGATATCCATAAGTATCACTTTCTTCGACCCACCATCCATATTGAAATTCTCTTGACACATGAACCATATCATAAGCATGTACTTCCACTGCTTTATCAGTAACTTCTACTGTTATATAATCTTGGTCATAGTTTGGATATGCTTCTTTCAAGAACTCTTCATAATTATCCTTTGTAAGATAAATACACCTATATTGACTATTTAATATACATTTCTTCATCTTCTACCACCTCTCCTAATGAATTGAAAATTTCATGGCTATTCCACCTTTACCTTAATATCGTTTGACAGACCACTTGTAGCCAAAATAATCTTTGCTACCTTTTCTGCATTACAATCTCTTATTAATGCTTTTGCTAAATCTAATTCAAAGAATTTTGCTTTGTCATTAAAGCTTTTTATAATAATTCCATCATATTCTTCTCGATGATTTAGCCATCCTTCAAATTCATCTAAACACTGTCTAATATTCTCAAACATTCAATCACCATACCTTATCAAATCTAAATTCTCCATCTCTAGTGTTATATTCTGCCAATCTAAATCGCCCAGCAGAAACTAATCCTTCTCTAAAGCCATACCTCTTAGCCCACTTCTTATTAATTCTCTTCTTTCTATGTCTGCGAACTTGAACTGTTCCTTTAACTTTCATATCAAATTCAGGACTTTTATAAACCAAAGGATTATAAAGAATAGCATCTAATACGTCTTGATCCCATTTTGTTTTTGCTTCAAAAGTAGCTTCAGTAGGTACATGTCCACTCACAGATATAGGTAACTCTTCTTCAGCAGACAACAACGGCATCTCTAACACTGCAGCCTGGATGCCATCCATCTTAAAGCTCCGTCCAGTTTCTTTATCTTCAATAGAAACAGAACGGAAAGTGCATTCACCAACATTAAACATTCCGTACATTATTTATCCTCCGAATTATCTAACTTTCTAAAAACTATATGTGTTTTTAATAAAACTCTCTTCTGCCTTCAAAGCATCAATCATTACTCTCTTTAAATGCTCGTCCGTTACAACATAACAAACGTCATCCGGAACATTGTAATCTGCCAAAAAATAAGTTAATGGATTCATTAAATGTTGCTCAATAACAGCTAACTTTGTTTTTGGACTACACATGATTACAGTTGAGTTCTTGTCTGTATACTCTTTAAAATCTTTAATTGCATTGAGAATCTGTTGTGCATTAATAGGCTCTATAGATTTGTTCGTAACGAAAGTATTGAACAACCATTTATTATCTTCTTTTTCTTGTTTGATTCTTTCTTCATATATTTTTTGATTTACTTTATCAAAAAGATTATTCATTAGCCACCTCCGGGAATATCTCAAATTCTACACAAGTTGCCACACGATGAGGATTGTTGTAATCGATATCTACAGGAATGCCCAATATAGTATTAGGTTCATCCTCATGATCATGATGAGGCACAAATACTCCTTCAGTTAATCGTGCAATTATTTCTTCTCCAAGAATAATTTTATTTGGTCTTATGTTGTAGTTATATTCCAATGTGTCAATACTGGTACGAAGGGACTTGATAATATCTTCTGCTCTCATTAGTTCTCCTTGTTCGATTGTTTCTTATCTAATTTCTACTTCTCCATATGCTAAATCATTATTTTCAAATATTTTATAACCATTATATAATCCGCAACTTCCACCTTTACCAAGAGTAATAAATCTTAAGGCAACTTCGTTAAGCAGATTAACTTTAACATCATACTTTGATACTTTGTTTGCTATAGAAGCAATAGTATCTTTGCTCATGAAAATATATGGACGAACTTCACCAGTTACTATAGAATATTCATCAATACCTTTATCTAACTTTTCCAAATCTAGTTCTTTAATTATTGAAAACTTCTTACTCATATAACCTCCTGTTAAAATTGATATTTTATTCTGTATAAATCGTATTCATTATTTGTGCATATGCGAGACCATCTCGATCCAAACTTATACTCACATCAAATACTTCTTCACTGTCCAAGATTAAAAATTTCAACATGATATCATCTTTAAGCGGTTTCATTTTACTTGCATATTCAAAACAATAATTTATTACTTCTTTAAAAGAATGAAATGTTAAGTCAGCAGATATTAACTTTCTACTACCTTTTTCTCTGATTAATTTTTCAATTACCATATTTATTCTCCATCAAACTGATTTTGATTTACTGCATAATACTTAAAAACGAATTCACCAACCTCTGCCGAAGTTGAGTAATGATAGATGTAATATCCCGCTTTCTTCTTTTCTTCAATTTCTTTTTCAGCGCAATCCATCAATTCATCATACTTATTACTTCTCAGCTCTATGTTTTCTATTCTTCTTATCAAGTAACTCACCTATCCTTATATTGACTTTTATTTTTCTTTCTTCATAACACTTCTTTGCTCGCTCAAACAAATCAATAGTGTCCCCATTTAGAGCTGCATTAAAGTTATAATAGCAACCACCTCTGTTATATCCTTTAATTGTTTCCTTGCTATATTCAATTGCATGTTTATCATCTGTCCAGCCACTTACATCTATTGAACCTGCCAAATAGTTACCACATTCGCACTTATAATGTCTTATGGGTCTACCATACCCATCTCGCACATTCGTAATAGTTTCTTCTCCCTTGTATGGATTATCATTTCTGATTTCTTCCTTGTTGCATTCCGGGCAATAAAATAATCTACTCATAATTCACCTCTCAATAAAACGGTACTTCTATTAGTTTGCCCAAAGTCTAATTCCACGTTCTTCACATAACATTCCAAGAAAACTACTTCTTTCACATAAATCCTTTTCATACTCTTCTCTTTCTTGGATGTCTACCAAATCATATCCAAGTTCATACATCCGTTCCGTTTGACTACCTAAAGAATCAAAAGCAACTTCGTAATACTCATCTTCTAACTCTTTATCAGTTACAGATGCGGCCCATTTAATAATTGCATCTCGTTCAGATTTCTTCATTGGTATCCTCCTTACTTATCCAACAGCCAATCCAACTCATCAACAATATCATTCAATTCTTCGTTATCCTTTGTATATAAATCAGCGATTTCTTTATCTGTCATTTGATATCCAAGATAATCCCAACCATTAACTATAAATTCTCTATAAGTTTCTGTGTTAGTTGCTCCTTCTAAACAATCACAAATTCTTCTATCTAAGTTATCTTTAATATTCTCCATAACAACCTTCCCTTTAATAACCAACTCTCACAACCGACACAATGCCATATTCTTCTTCATAATCTAAATTGTCTAGTGCGTCACTGGGCGTTTCACCCTCATGAATTACCGTATAACCATTCTCAAAAACTATAATCCATTTATAAACAAGTCTTCCCATCGTTACCTCCATATATAATCTCTTTAACTTTTTCTATTATTTCTAAGAAATATTTACGTCCCATTCTAGGAGGATAACATACATATATATTATCTTTATTCTCTATCTCTTTTATAATTTCTTTCTGAATTGGAAGTAACTTAATATTGAACTTCTGCTCTACAAATTCTATACAATCCATGTTATCCTCCTTTCTCCATGAAACTGATGTTTTATCGGGAAAATCGACCTCTGAAACCCTTGAAAATAAAGGGTTTCAGAAAGCCAACTTCCAATTAACCTAACATTTTCATAAAATCTTCTTCTGAAATAACCGGAATTCCCAATTCTCTTGCTTTTTTGTTCTTTCCTGACGAGCTAGTAACATCATTATTGATGAGATAGCTTGTCTTGGCACTTACAGAACCAGATATCTTACCACCAGCTCCTTCTATTACGGAAACCAACTCATCTCTGTTCTTATAGTGAACCAATGAGCCAGTAATTACAAATGTCTTTCCGTTCAAATCAACACCACTACTCTTATCTTCTACTTTTTCAAATGTAAATTCTTCAATTAAAGCATAGAAGTATTCTTCATTATTCTTCCACCAACTACTTAATGATTTCTGCATTTCTGTACCAAATCCATCAATAACAGTGAAATCGTAGTGGGCGTTCATAAAATTGATAAAAGTCTGAACATCATGATGACAATGATTTGCAATATCCTTGCTTGCAGACTTACCGATTAATGGAATCGAAAGCGAATACAATAATCTTGTCATAGTAATTTTTCTGCTTGCTTCAATGTTATCTAACAATCTATCTACCGACTTATCGCCAAAACCGTCATATTCCTTCCAATTCATTCTGTACCAATCAAGCTTATAAACATCCTTAATACTTGTAAGCCAACCACGCCCAATAAGAAATTCGATGGTTGCTTCACTCATACCATCAATATTCAATGCGTTCTTACTTACTGCATGAGTTAATTTACCAAGCAACTTACCTTTACAATTCGGATTATCACAAACAACAACCTTAGTATCTTTATCCTTTACAATCTTGGTTAATCCACCACAAATCGGACATTCGCCAGGAAATGTTACAGTACCACTTCTTGTTAAGTTATCTGCTATCTGTGGGATTATCATATTGGCTTTGTAAACTGTAATAGTATCACCAATACCTAATTCCAAATCCTGTACCATACTCCAATTATGAACAGATGCACGACTTACTTCAGTTCCATCAATCTCTACTGAATCGAAAATCGCTACTGGACAGAGAGAACCCGTCTTACCCATTGTCCATTCTACATCTCTAAGTGTAGTAGTCACTTCTTCATCATAAAACTTGAATGCTAAACTATGTTTTGGATGATGGCCCGTCATTCCAAGAGATTTACCATATTCCACATTATCATAGGTGATTACAAGACCATCAATCGGATAACCTTTTTCTTTAGCAACTTCCTTTAATCTCTCAATAATTTCATTGATGTCATCCTTTGAGCTATTATATTTTTCATAAGGAACAACTTCGAAACCATATCTCGCAGCAATATCAAATCCGACAGAATATGCAGTCACTCCAAATGGAATCTTCCAAGCAACAAATCTTACATGTCGATCTTTTGTAATATTACTGTCTAACTGTCTTACAGATCCACTTGCAAGATTTCTACAATTCTTATATTCTCCATTTATATTGATTTTCTCAAAGTCATATTGAGTGATAATAGCCTCTCCTTCGATTTCAAACTTTCCATCATAAGGAATATTGCTTGGCAGATTATCGAACACCTTTGCATTATGAGTAACAATTTCTCCCTCTTCGCCATTTCCACGAGTTTCAGACTGAGATAAAGCGCTATTATTATAGGTATTTAAAATCGTAAGACCATCTAATTTTAGGGAGATAATACAATCTCTACCACTAGAAAACTCAACTAAATCATCAACATTCTTTGTCTTATCAAGTGATAACATAGGATGACTATGTTTAACCTTTTCGAGCTTTGACTTCACTTCGTAACCAACTGTCTGTGTTGGTGAATTCGACATGACTACACCGGTTACATACTCCAATGTTTGTAATTCGTCAAACAAACTATCATATTCATAATCTGAAATTAGAGACTTTGAATTGTTGTAATATGCATCCCTATATATGTTAAGCTGCATTACTAATTCTTTCATTCGATTAATCCTTTCCAACATTATCCCTCCTATCCAACAATATAATCTTCAAAGTGATATAATCTTCTCTTTTGTGCTTCCTCGACAGTCATGACAAAAACGCAATATCCAGTTGTTACGACATATTTACCAGGTGCCTTTTCACTTAAATATTCTCTAACCATGTCTGCAAACTTTTCCATATATTCCTCAATTAAACTATTTCCATAATCATCCTCATACATGGACTCATCAAAATATCTACCAAAGACCAATGCACCTTCGCTCTCTTCAAAATTACACTTAAAATCTAAAAACTCTTCTTCTAATTCTCTATCCATGAGTTATCTCCTAATAAAATCTCGAATCTATTATCTTCCATCGTCTATAAGTTTCTCTTCTAACTTCATATTCCCTATTGTCAATCTTGCAATCTCTTCAATGGATTTTAAATAGGGACATATCTCCAAATCCCTATCGTCAGCGTTACAATAACCAAAAGAAGATTTTCTGCACAACTTATGTCGTGCCATTTCGCATTTACTTTGATTCAATAGGTCTCACTCCTCTGTTGTCATCCCAAGACTCATAGTAATTTAACTTCATCTTTTCAAACATATCTTCCATAAATTTCTCTACTTCTTCTACCGTCCAATCAGAAAAGAATTCTAAATTAATATTTTTTTCTTCATCAAATAAACTGATCTGCGTCTCATAACAATATGTAAAGGGCTTCCACCAGTCGTCTCTGCGTTCCTTTGGAACATAATCGTGCGACCACTTCACTACATCAATGAAGTATTTTTTGCCAAACTCATCATCAAATCTTTTCTGAAACCTGGTTATCACAGATTCGTTATCAAATGGAGTTGGTGCATACTGCTTGTATCCACGTTCAATTAGGTATTCGTCGGTCATTTTATTCACCATCCTTTGACTTTAACTGCTGCTTATACTGATAAATACACTCTCTTACAATCATAGGAATATTGGGTTTTGCTTGATAGAAACAGTCAATCTTTTCTAGGTTTCCATTGCGCTCAGATTTCTTTTTCAATTCATCATATAGGTTTTCTATTACAATTTCTTCTCTTTCTACTGCTCTAATAACATCTTTTAATTCAGTTGTAAATAAACTTCCCACTGCAACCTCATATTCACATCTGCTCCAAAGTTCGTGTCTAAGAATTGATTCAATCTCTCTACACAATCCATCAAATCCATATATCACTTCCTTGCTCAAAAAGGATTCATATTTGAAATTCTTTGGAGAACGTAGATATTTTTTAATCGCTTTTTCTGTCCATTCTTGAACATAAATATTTCTAAAAATGTTATGCATATAAACCTTATTACGGTTAAAATCATGATTTAAAACATAAAACTCAAACTGCATTTACTCATTCTCCTTTACTGTACATATACCAAGTTTTACAGTTCCGTTTACTACATCAGAAAGAGGTATATCAAATAGTTCTGCTATTTCAACAGCATCCACTTTTCTTGTTATAACCATATTTCCATTCTCATCTATGGTAGATTTCACATCTGCATCAATTATTTTTATTGTTTTTTCTACTTCTGGAATTACAAATACCATTCTTATTCCCTCTTCCACCAATGAAATGTAATATTTATTTAGACTTCAGTTTATTAGCCAACATTTCTAAGTTCTCAATCTGTTTATTTTTAACATCAATGAGTCCTAAATAATAATCCAACTCATCCTCAAGGGAGGAAACCTCGTTAAGAGCATCATCTAGTTTTAATACTAAATCCCAATTTTTTTCAGAAATTAAATAATTCATCTTATCTGCAAGCTCCTCATTGTAATACTCTTCAATCACTCTTAACGCATCTTCTAAACTATTAATCTGTTCCCAATTGCCGTTTATTAAAATCAATTACACCACTCCTAACTCCGCCAACTTCTTAGTAGCTTCTTTGATAGTATCCTTCAATTCCTCAATCATTTTTTCCTTTTCTTCTTCTGCTTTCTTATCTGCTAATTCCTTATTATCTGCATAAAACTTATCTTCAAAATCCCAATAGTCATGCTCATCCCCGCCCCAATGTTTATAAGCGATGTTTATAATCTTTTGTAATGAGAAGTCACAGAATGAAGCGTCACATCCATGTCCACAACAATGCTTGTCTTCTCGATAATCTTCCATATCCGGTGTACATTGACAGTAGCCCCAAAGTCGTTCTTCTATTAAAAAACATAACTTATAATCATATCCAGCGTATGTATAGTCGTAACATCCGTCTTCGAATTCAGCAGATGAATATAAAACAACACGAGCATCAATAATTCCACTATAATCATTCTGAGACTTATCAATCGTAATCACATAATCAGAATATTCTTCCAAGTCATTGATAAACTCGTTGAACTCTTTTGAGTTGTTTTCAAAACTCTTGTACAATGTAGAAATAACAAATGGAATATCATAATCAAATTCATCATTCCATCTTTTAAGTTCTGTGATAAATCTGTCTAAAAACTCTTGTAATGTTTTATTCTCTAACTTTCTCATTATTGCGTCCTCCTTAATTTTCTTTATGAAACGCAGATTCTAAAGCGGAATTTTCTTCTTCCAAGCAATAACTTCACATCCACTATAATCACCATAAGACCACATATATGTACCATTCATCATAGGAATAAGTTTATCTGTTATAATCTTTTCTTCTCCATTTTGAATAAACTTCAAATCAACTTCTTCCTCAATTGGCGGTGCTTGCTTAGTAAAATCAACCCAACTATCCATTCCTAATACATCTTCAAAAACAGAAACCAACTCCACTTCTTTTACAATATCTCCCATTGGAACGCTTCTAATTTCGATTGGCTCATCGACATTAATAGTATTATTCATTGTTATAATTCTTCCTTTGTCGGTCTGATAAATAAAGCCAAGTGCTTCTTCTCTGCCACAAATAATGTATTCTAATTTACTTTTTCTGTTTTCTTTCTTCACTTTTCCTCTCCTTAAAATGCGGATTCAAAGGGCTAAAATAGCCCTATTCGTCCACTAATTCTGTGTCATCTGTAACTGTTGCATTATCATAAATGTCAACAATCGTATCCTCATTTGGAATAATAGTCACTTCTTCATCATGCATCTTCCAAAACGAGATTTGGTTTCCTTTTGCGTGAAGAACTTTACCATCCCAATCCAAAACATCTGTAGACACCTTAACTTTACCAGCCAGCAAGGTCATCAATTTTGCTCTCTTGCCTACATAATTAACATTCTCTGTTCTTTCTTCAATTTCTGGATAAATTGCTTTTACCTTTTCATACATATCAGGCATATAACGCTTTAATTGTGTACAGAACTTTGGCGCATCATCTTTCTGATATGACTTAATTTCTCCACCCATTAATGCTTCTGGTCTATACTTAATAAGTTCAACCACAAATTCTGGCGTAAAATCTTCTTTCTTTATAATGTCTCCGTCAATAAAGAACTTCCTATCACGAATAGAGTTTGAATAATTGATTAAGTGTGGCAGATTCAAATAAACATAATCTCCTATGTAACATACGAAACCTAAATTCTTCTTTGCATATTCAACATCGCCATATTTATCTTTCATCTTGCTAATCAAAACTCCACAACTACGAGCTACTTTTGTATATCCCTCTTGTCGCTCTATCTTTCCATAAGGGCAACTATGTGAATAAAGACCGTTTAACATAACGCACTTCGCACGCTTATAAGCATCACAATTCTCTGCATTATTACAAAAATAAACTGTTGTACGTTCTCTATCACTCTTACCTGCCTTAAATAGACTTGTACGAGGGTTGTAATATGTAAAATTTATTGGTTTATAGTCTCCTATAACATTCACCTCTTTCAAAAATCTTCTTAAAACGTGGGTTCTATTGTCTAATATTCCCACTCGTCTTTTCTTAAATCAAATGCATCGCCACATTCAATGATGTCTGGATAGTTCTTCAATGCAACCTTCATTGCATAAGAATCAATTTCATATGCCTTATATGTAACATTCGTATATCCAAGCTTCTCCAAACAGTATCTTCCAGTTGCAATACCGTCATACATAGACAGAACTTCAATAGGATAATCCTTTGGAATATCAAGATAGGAAAGAATATGAATAATTACATCAGCAGTCCATCCGTTACCAAGACACTCATAGCGCCATCTATCCGGAATGCCATTGGTATATCCAACCGGCAATGTCTGTAACTTCTCAACTTCTTCTGGGTACATCTGTCTAATTCTACCCTTCTGATCCTCGTATTCCTTTCTATTATCTCTTTTCCATAGTTCCTTCTGATATTCTGGTGTACAATCTTCAAACACTGCTTGTCCCATACTCTTACCAAAATATCTTCTTCTCAAATATGCCTGGCTGCCACAGAACCCAGCGTATCTTCTGGCAATACAGAGTGATTTATCTCTATCTACTACGCCACTGTTGATAATGTCCTTTAACAAGATACCTCTATCCTCTGGCTGTTCAACGCCAGGAATATTAGTCCAGTAAACTCTCTTTCTTGTCTGGGCAGACACCAATGCAGAGTCAATTGAGATATAATCTACTCCAAGCAGCTTACTTACTTCATTCTTAATTGCCGGCGCAATAGACTGGTTATTCTCTGCTAAGAAGAAGTCTGGCTTGAACTTTTCTTTTGCCAACAAATAGTTATAAAACAGTTCCCATCCTTCACCACTATACGGCTGTGTTTCTCTATCCTCTGCTTTCTGTGCAATACTAAACTTAGTACACGGAAATCCTCCGATTAATAATCTTAACGGTCTTCCATTTAACTCTTTAATATCCAATTCTTATTCAGGAGCAAATTGCAATTTAACCGGTATACCAAACCCATTTCCTCCTTCTAAATATTCTTTAATCCTTTAAAAATGTGTTCAATGGTAGGTTCATTCCATGCATTACCCATTAGACTGCAACGCTTCGTATAAGAAATCTTTCTACCATCTACTTCTACATTAGTAAAATTATCAGCGACACCTTGTAATCGCTCATACTCAATCTCTGTCAATTTTCTTGCTCTTCCATCATCGAGAACCTTTTTCTCATGATACCCGCCATTGATGCAAGTTAAGGTAGCACACTTAAAATTTGGATTATAAATACGTCTATTCATCTCCATAGTGTTTACCTTCAACTCTGCACAAACTTTCTTACTCATATCCAAGATTTCAAAGTCTTTCTTATAAAAATACTTTTCATCCACATTAGACTCCATAATATCTTTCAGAACTAACTGATTATTTTCTGGAAGTGGTTCAATCGGAATATTTGTCCAATAGTAACGCTCTCTGTCTTGTGCAGAAAATCTATTACTGTTGATAAGAATTCCTTTAACTCCCATGATTCTATCTAGTTCTGCCAAATCTTCATCGTTAGAAGGAACTACATTTTCTGCCATAAACCACTTTGGTTTAATAATTTCTAGTGCCTTCTGTAATTCATAAACAATACCAGACTTACCAAGAAGCCCATTGTTTACTTCTTTGTTTTCGATCCGTGCTCTGGAAAGAGACTGACAACACATGCCTCCAATCACTAAATCAAATCCCTTGTAGTCACTCCAATCTGCTTCAAATAAATCTCCATGATGAATTACAAATGGGAAATGATGGGACGATACTGCAATTGCCTCTGGCAAAATCTCATATGTATGGTATTCGGCAATTGGAATACCTAAGTTCTGAAGAGCAATAATACCAGTCTCAATTCCACCACACAGACTTAATACTCTTAATCCTTCTTTCAATATTCATTAGGAGTAAATAGCTATTTGATGTCATGACAAACCTCTTACTCCTTTCTTGATAAAATTAGTATTTCAAAAATAATTTGGGAAAATCGCATTGAATAATGCTAAAAGAATTGATATAATATGTATAAGCAATACGTCTATCCTTTGCGATTTTCGTGTTGTGTATGTGTGAGTACTCAGTAAGCTTTGGTCGGTGAGCTGGGTACTCATATTATTTATTTCTCTATTGCACCTGTAATATTTTCAAACAAATAAATACTGTTTCTTGTAACAACTTCTACTGTATTATCATCATCGTTGTATGATTCAATAATTGAAGTTCTCATCATCTTATCTGTGTCATCGTCCCACACAAAACATAAATGATAACCTGGTTGCATAAGTTCTCGATATAAAATCTCACCACTCATATTTGGATGGATTGATTTTAATTCGTTGTAAGTATCAATTTTCTCAATTCCTTCTCTGCCTTTAATACTTATAATTCTATGTGTGTACATTATTCGCCTCCAAAAGTTGTTTTAAAGTTACAGGCGTGTAGTTATGAAGCATACATCCTACATTCTTTGCAATACACTCAAGTTTATATTCTCCATTTAACTTTCGAATAAACTCTTGATAATACTTTTCTTCATCAGAAGCGTGTACATGTCCATATAAATGAACAGCCCATGCATTATGTTCTTCTCCATCTCTTCTAAAGTGATGTTGATGATTCCAAAATGCAATTGGGAAGTGAGACATTACAACATGATACTCTTTGCCATCTACAATATCTTTAATTTCCTTGTAATTAACCACTTCTACAAACAATTGCCGGTATCTTTGATCCTTAACACGGTCATGATTGCCAAGCACTAAATGCTTATTGCCTCGCAATGTACTTACAAACTGAATTGCATCTTCATTTTCCTTCCACGCTAAGTCTCCACATACATACACATGGTCTGCATTTGTAACTACGCTGTTCCAATTTTCTTTAATCGTACTATGCATTTCGTCCAACGTCCTAAAAGGTCTACCATCAAAGTCATTACCTTCTTTCGTTACATTCTTATGAAAGAGATGTAAATCACTGATATAGTAATTAATATTAATCACCTCCAAACCACCATAAAACCTTCGTTTCATCGTGATTTTTATTCTATATATTGTGTTTATCATTTATCGCAACACTATATATGGTATTAGTTCTCACTCAAAATTTTCTGAAACATATCATCAATATTATCCATGATTGGAAATCTCTCAGTTGCCAATGAATTTTTACCAAAATTGCCTTCTACTAAGTCCAAGTAGAAAGTGTAAACCCCGTCGTCCCCCATATAGAATTCATTCCAATCTTCTTCGCTCATCAATCTCTTTACATCAAGCTGCTTAATTGCCAAATTGTCAAAGCTCACTACATCAAAGTGATTGAGTATTTCTTCAAGGTTCTCATACAACCACATCTGTCTTACTACAATGTTTTCGTGGTCAGTATCATACCAGTCTTCTCCTCGTCTTAACTGTTTGTAACCAAGAATGAGCATTTTCAAGTTATTATCAGCCAACAATTCTACATCTGAAGGTCTTAAAATACCGTTGATAACGTGAATAACTGCGTTTGGATAGGTCTTTACAAGAGAAACAAATTCTTCTGTAGGCTCTTTTAATGAGATACCAAGTCCAAAAATCAGTCCTCTATCAACCAAATCACGAATCATATCTTGATACCTCTCGAAATGAATCTGATTTACAGTCATGTTTGCTACCACTTTCTTCTCTTTTAGCTTCTCAAGTAATGGAATTAAATCAGGATGACTCATATCATTTCCATTGATAGCAAGTTCTGTATACGGATGTAATGTATCTAAAAACTTATAATTGAGAATGTCACCATGCTTACCATTAGGAGTACACCCTTCATAGCAGAATGGACATCCACCATCACACTTATCCGTAATCTTGCAGTCACAATTCTCTGCAAAAGCAGGAATAAATTCATCTTCATTTGTTTCTCTGATTTTCGTACCGTCTGCTAACAAACGCACATTATAGTTTCCGTTCTTGTATACTCCTAATGTCTTCATGGTTGCCTCCTAGTATTCGTTTTCCTTATCTTCGATAACAATTTCTCTGTTGTAGATAATATCTCTTACTCTCTCTTTATACTTCTCTCTATTTGTTAAAATCTCATCATCATTACCAGTCATAATGTCATCAATAGAATCGTATTCGTCATAAGTTGTGTCATAATATGGGAAATAAGTTTTCTTATCACCATTTCTATATGTAGGACACTCAAAAATAACTTCTGTATTACTCTCTTCTTTTACGACTTCTGCTAACCACTTAAACCAATCTAATCCAATCATTGCCTCAAAAGACTTTTCAATTTCCAATTCATCATAATCCATTCTTCTCTCACAAATACTTGCAAGCATTGTAACGATGTAATTTAACTTACCTAACTCATCAAAAATATCTGTTCCATAAGAATAAGTATCATTCAACACAACTTTTGAATCTCTTGGAATATCTGAATACTGTAACTTTCCCCTGTTATGAATGCTTACTGAATGTGTGCTACTACTATTAGTTTCAAAAACACCAACTCTAATCTGTCTCTTCATGATTTTAATTTCCTTTCTTATAAATTTCATAACTATCAAACTCTGGCTTCAATCCACCATATCTTGTATAGTTGCCCCACTGAGTTACCTCTTCTCCTTCGTTGACATACATATAGTCACTAAATGCATCACCATTGTCATTACCGGTAACAATCATGCTGTCACCAAATAAATATCTCATCAACCTATCCGAATCAGATAATACTGCTTCTAAAAATTCTCTTGTGTCATTAGCATGATCAATATATCCATCAATATCATAATGATAATAAATCTTATCATCATACTCCCATGAATCAACATCTGGTTCCGGAATAACATATTCAATATGATTATCATCTAAAATATTTATTAATTGTCGTAGCTTCTCATCTGCGTAGTCCTTCTCTTGGTCAAAAATTGCCGTAATTAAATAAGATGCTTTGCTGTGCATATCATGATAGGTATCAAATTCCCATCCAAACTCACCAATCTCAAATTCAATATAATCTCTCTTTTTATAACCTTCCTTTGCAATGCAAATAGCATGTGTGCTACTTGAATTTGTTTCAAAACAACCTCTTCTAATCTGTCTCTTCATTTAAAATCTCCTTTCATAATTACTTTAAAATTAACTTTCTATTGTGTGTAACTTGTCAATACAATAACCCTCTTTACGTTCTGCAAAGTATAAGATAGTCTGTCCTGTTAATTCTTCAAAAATTTCATACATTCTACCAATTGCAGTGTACTCACAAAGCGTACCAAATTCTTCTACCTTTAATTTTGAGCCACCAAAATATTCATATGCTTTAACTAAAGCATCATAGTGTTCTTCTGCTCTAATATCAATCGCAGTTGTATCATTACCATTCACTGATGAACTTACAAATACATATGTGTTCATAGTCTAATTCTCCTTCAACTCTCTATAGGCAATTACACCACACATTCTATTACCTTTTGCAGCTCCATTTGTTGCTCTGAAATAATTTGATGAAAACGCATTATGAACATAAATTGCATTACACTTGCAAGGTTGTCCATCCATATCTTCATAAATAATTTCTACTTCTTTATCCCATAACAAAGGGCTTGGGTCTGGTTCAATAATTCCTAATTTATTCCATCCACCCTTTGCAATTTCTTCTCTACATCTTCTCTTATTTTCTTCAGTCATAATATTTTCCTCCAATTTTCTCTTTAGAATCTTTGTTTTATGGGATTACTCTAAACTCTTATACTCTGCCAACCGGTAAAGCCAATCGATCTTGTCATTCAGTTCTTTTATCTGCTTTTCTAATTCAGCAGCCTTCTTCTTACTGTCTGTTCTGTTATATTTTTTCCATAATTCATCGTGTTGTTTGCTAAGACTCCTATATAATTCATCTATATCTTCTTCTGCAACAACAACAATCTCAATTGGCTCTCCACAAAACGGACAATGATTTATTTTATAATAAACTGATTGTTCCCATATATAATCGCTATCCCAATCACCATATGGTATTGTATGGAATATTGCGAATCCAGGCAAATAATCTTCTTCATAATCATCTTCGTTCTCATATAAATCATTATCAAATGAGATACAAGGGTTTTCTTTAATATTATTACAACACCACGAAAATGGTTTATACTTATATTTTTCTATTCCGTCAAATTTCTGCTTGATTAATTCTATCTTCAATTTTTCACCTCCAAAATGCCAATGAAATGTCTAATTTATCTCTCCTTAAACTCAATCTCATTTTCCTTTAACCAATCAACCAAAGGATTAAAGTAAATTTCCGGTCTCACAATATTAGGTACATTTTCTCTTGCCCATTCTAAACGCTTCTTAGAAAGCTCTCCGCCATGAGAAATATAATCAAGTTCAAGAGTATGGAGTTTATCTGCTGTTTTCAAATCATACTCCTCGTACAGATATCTAGAAGGTAGATTGCTAGACCATATAACAACCATATCTTCCTTACGCTTTAACTTTTCTATCTTAATCTTAGATAGTTCAGTTATTAAATCCATGCCTTCTTCTTCCATATTGTTTATATCGAAGAATGTCTTAATAATTCTTATGTCACTCATGCCAGTAAGAACTTGTGTATCTGTTAACTCCTTAAGTGTTACCATAAGTATTCACTCTCCTTTCATCCAACAATAAATCTCGTGATTTATCATTCTACTTACCAAAATATATCCACCATTTATAAACTCTAGTATTAATCTTCTGTTTCTTAAGTTCTTTTAATTTGAAATTATTATCTTGATATAATTCAATCTGTTCCTTTACCAATTCATCAGATTTTAATTCTGGGTATAAGCTAACCAAAGTAATAAAACTTTCCGACTTCAATCCAGTAAATGTCTCGTTCTCGAACTCCATATATTTATCTACAACAAGCTCAATCTGATTCTCAATATGTTTATTCTCCTCTGTGTACATCGAAATCATTTCGTCCATAGTAGATGTATTTACGAGTTTCCCAGTGACCCAAAGCAATGCACAAAATACAATCATTACTAAAATTGCATCAAATACTTGTAGACCACCTCTAGTAAACTCGTCTTTGACAAATCTACTTATTAAAATAAATACTATTACAAAAATTAAAAATAATAAAATAAGCATAACAACTCTCCTTTAAATCAACAATCTAAGACTGTTTTGTTTTACCATTCTCACATACAACATTCGCACCTTGAATATTTACCATGTTCCCACCTACTAACGGACAGTTAACGCAACCTTCGTGTTCAGCACAAATACGATAAGTTTCTTGGATGACAATCATACCTCCCATTTGTTCATTCATCATGTTGGGATCAAAATTAAATACCATTATGCCACCTCCTTCGATGCATCAATATGTAAATACTGGTTCATAACTGTCTCTAAAATATGCAACTTATCTTCCATGATTCCCTTATCCTTGGTGGAATTAGAGTCATTAATTTCTGCAAAGGAAAGAACGTTAGTCTTTTCGTCACTACCCTTCTTAACCTTATATTCTCTCTTAACCTCAACCTTAATTTCCTTTAATGTATCGTAGTTTTCAAGGAACTCTTGAAACTTCTCATCACTCAGCCCACTCTTAACAAAGCGATCATATAACATAAATAGTAATACAGTATTCTTTGTTCCAAACAATTGGCCAGTCTCAGGTGTTACAACTTCGAGAAGTCTATCAAGATAATTTTCAACAGTATTGAACATTTCTTCAGTTGCATTCTCATTTAAGAACTTACCCATCTTACGAGCATCCTTGCTTGTCCAATCATCGAAGAAATTAATACCCATAACAATCTCGGATACTACCTTATCAATATCGCCGTTTCTATCCTTGGTTTCAGAGTAGTTTGCACAATCATTGAAGAAAGCATGGTTTGCAAGTTTCTTGACGAACTTGGCTGCATTATGCATATAACAAACAAGCTTCTGACTTGTCTTCATTGCAACTCCACTATTATATCTAGCGATATGTCTACCAACTTCTTCATCCGTACAATCAAGATGCTTAACTACATCAACAGGACAATTATCAAAGTCTTCCTTCAGCTTTTCCGGCAAATCTTTGTATGCCTTACCTCTTAAATCATATGTAATATTCTGATACACAATATGTCCTTCTTCATCTTTAACTGCCTCTTGGTATTCAATTGCACAAGGATTGATATTTCTTCCAAGTTTAAATCTTCCAGCTTTAAAGTTCTCAATGGTAGTTGAACGCTGGAGACCATCAATCAACCAAAGTACAACACCTTTATCTGTAAGCTGTTCGCAAATCTTAATAGGGTCGAAGTCTTCATTTTTTATGACAGTGACAATGAAATTATCACGAGTCTCTTTACTCCATTGTCCGGACTTTCTCTGCTGTGGATGATCATCTCTTAAATCACCTCTTGCAACCATGTTACAAAGCTTTGATACCATATAAGTATCTCTCTTGATTTTGTCTCTTAATAATTCCATAGTCGTCACCTTTGTCCTTTCTTATACTAATGCTCTTAACGGTCTGATACGTTCGTCTGCAAGAATTCTCTCTACAGAATTCTTAAAGTGCTTCATTGTAATATGTAATTCTTTGCAAATATCATCTGGTGTTGCTTCATCAGACAATAAGAATGCAATCTTTCTCTGTAATGGGGACAGACTAGCGAGATATTCCTTTACTTCTTTTCTCCATTCATCTTCTTCCTCTTTAAATATCTCGCTTTCAACTGTCTCATCAGCAGCAATTACATCTTTTAATGTACATCCACTATCTTCATCCCCAATCGGAGTATCAATAGAAATGGAGTTCTTATCAGCTTGTCTCTTATAGCGACACCTTCTTGTCATTTCGGTTTTGAATTTCTTAACCAGGCATGAATATAAGAATCCATCAAAATCTTGAGAGTCGTCAAATGATATCAAAACATGAGTAAACACTTCATTTGCAATGCTGTAAAAATCCTCTTTATCAACATCTACAAAATGCAAACTTCGTAACACCCTATCCACCATATCTCTCAGTTTCTTTGCATTGTTCTCATAATATTTGTTAACATGTTCCATCGTTTTATATTGCCTCCTATGTAAGATTTAGTCTTGTTTGCTTAATTCATTTTGAAATAATTCTTCGAAATCGTGATTGTCATCAATTGTCTGATGCTCTGTTTCATAATCGCATTGAGAACACCTAAAGAATCTCTCTCTGTTCTCTTTTGAAAAAGACAATGTTTCTACCATAACAGAATTACAGTTCTTACATCTCATCATTACCATCCTCTTCTATCACTCTAAAACTGTATTTTCGTGTAAATAAACCATCAATTGCTCTTTGAACTCTTTCTCTTTGCAAACAAGCAGGGCTTATTTCCCTCAAAATGTTGGTTACGATGAGGAGTTCATCTTTAATTATTCTTCTCCTTTCTCTGTTTTCTCTTATAGACTTGTATAACTTCCAGCCGTTGTACAAGTCTTTCGACTGTTCAATTTCAATAATATGTAATATATCTAAGAACTCTTGGTCTGATTTATCTAATTCTAATATCAGTTCACTTTCTCTTGTTTTTGCTTCATTTAAAATGTCAGCACACAATCCAAACTTATCAACCCATCGTGTAATATCCTCAGAGATTACAACAGAAGATGGTTGCTTTTGAATTGTTTTAACCTCTTGTTTTTCTCTGATTTCCGGAATTGCTTCCACTCTAAACCCCATTCGTTTAAGAGATTTTGGCAAGCTGGCAAGTATGTTTCTTGCTTTTGAGTATTCGAAAACTCCCTTTACACTGTCAACACAAGTAACAGCACAACCTTGTGGACTAAGTTTAATGAATACATTCTTGTCATTTTTGATACAATAGTCCAAAGCAACAACCTCCTATTCTGTTTTAATTTGTAATGTGCACTCCCAGGATCGAACTGGGGTTTACCTTGCTAGGGCTTACGGTTTATAAGACCGTGGCTCTCACCTACTGAGCTAAGTGCACAGATGCGTCGCACGGGTGCCGACCCCGCCTGTCCCAAATTAAAAGTTTGGTGTATAACCGCTCTACCAACGACGCTTGGAGCAGAACCAAGTTCTGCTTATACTGCTTGTTTAAAACCTTTTCTTTTGGATGGTAAATTATATTTGTCACACCATTTTCTAACTGCTCTATCTGAAACATTATATAATTCGCCTATTTTAACAAAAGACATTTCCTTTATTAATTTTTCTAGTTCTTCTTTAGTAGGTATATTTTTTGATTGAATTCTTCTCCAACATTCTAAACAATACTTTGCTTCTATAGTTTTAATATTCTCTTTACATATTGGACAAAAATTATATTTGCATCCATTTTTGATAATAATTATGCTGCCAATATCTTTCTCCCCATTCTCTATTTCTCTTTTTGTTCTGTTTATGTACTTATATTCTATTTTGTCATATTTCTCACATACATATATACCGTTTTCTTTTAAAATGGCATTCCTGCCGTTATGATAAGAAATATGATCTGCTTCTGTAGCAAAGATCATTAAGTTGTTTTCATCATTGTTTGTTCTATCGAAATCTTTATGATGTACACACTCTTCGTCTGTTAAAGGTCTCTCCAACATTTTTTCTGCTACAAGTACATGTTCATATACACATCCGTTATCAAATGCTCTTGGATGTTCAGGGGAATATACTGCAATATATCCGTTTAAATACGTTTTTCCATCATTTTTATACCCTCTTATACTAACTAAATTGTTTCTTCGATTATCGTTATTAAAACCGTTCTTATGTACGTATATGCCATCGCCCATTAATAACCTATGTAATGTAAGTCTTTTCTCTTCGTCTTTACAAACAACATCGCCAGACGAACATAATGTCCAATAATACCTTGAAACCAAATCATAATCTTCTTTATCAAAATAAAATTTATTGTTCCTTCTAGATGTATACCCAATAACATAATCATCTACAAATTCATACCTATTTTTCTTCGTAATTAAATCCTCCTTATTTTTAACGTTAGTTTTTAAAGCATTGGTATCTAATACAATGCTTACACTTTATTATTCTCTTTTCTCAAATGGGAAATTTCGCAGAAATTGCTTTCATAAAAGAATTGCTTGACTTATCGAATATAAATATGTAAAATAATACCAAGCGCAAATCTGCGTTTCACAATCTCAGACCATATCGGTCAAAGAGCTTGTGTTTTATGTTTGGTTTGAAGGAAGTCTAGTGCGGAGGTACGCCAATACCAATGATGCACTAGGCTTTCTTCTTTTTGTATTTCTATATTATCACGAACATTCGTTCTTGTCAATCACAACTTATCGAACTTTTGTTCTATATCAATTCTTTTACCAATACGATTTTTTGCAATCCGATTGGTCTTATACTTCTTATATCTTGATATTCTGTAAAACAATCAAGCCTCTTAACTATATCATCTACTGATGAAACAACTGTTTTAATATCTGAAAAAAGCTTTTCGCACTCTTCTCTTCTCTTTTGCTCGAACAGAACTTCTTGTTCTTCTTTTTCAAGGTCTCGAACTGCAACTAAAACCTTTGCGTTTCTTCCACAAATTTTCATTGCGTCCTCTACTGTCATTTCCACCAACATGTCTCTCATGCCGTACCCTCCTTTTATTCTCCAAAATTTGCAAGATATACTCTCTTAATAGCTTCTCTTTCTTCCTTATCGGTAACAGTACCAATCTTACAAATAATCCTCTGGCTGCTGATTACTCTCATCTGCTCACCAAGAACAATAGAGTCGGTCTTTAAGCCAGTATCAACACTCTTTTTAATAAGAGTATGCGTTGGCTGATTCAAAGATTTAAGTTTCGAACTAAGCGGAAAGACGATTGTTGTACTTGAAAAAATATTACCTGTATCGTTCTGAACGATTAATACCGGTCTGATGCCACCTTGTTCAGAACCAACTGTTTGTCCCAAGTCGGCTTGTACAATGTCATATCTTCTAATATCCATATTCGCATCCTCCTTTCAAGTGTTTTCCTTTGATATTTCATAGTATATCACAGACTTTATATATTGTCAAGTATATATATAAAATATTTTATATTTATTTTTTTCTTTATATATGCTATCATATATACAAAGGATGGTGTATATAATGAAGATATGTATAAAAGATCAATTACAAAAGAAAAACATGAGCAGGTATGAACTTGCCAAACGTATAGGAGTTACTTATCCTACCATAGATAATATATATAAAAGTGCCAGTACTTCTATTAAATTTGAAACTCTTCAATTAATATGTAATGAACTTGATTGTACTCCAAATGACATTCTCATTATGGAGACTAAGTAAGATTATACTTCACAATCATCTCCTCTTTCAATGCAAAACATTTTCCAACTTAACCAGGAATTAACAAAGGCGATACTTCATAATAGTATCGCCTTAACTGTTCTATAAAACGGACAATCTAAAGTGATACATTTATACCAATTTTATCTCTATTTGATATTTGCCATTTTGTTTCTTTGCATATATGGCAGCCGTTGAAAAGTGTTTCGACTCAGCAAACTTAGGAATTCTTGCCCTCTCGCTTAATCCACCATCTACTGGTATATACCCAAACTGTGCCATCACAAACTTAATCATTCTACCCACATTCTGACGATGTACCGCATTTTGATTTTTCCCTTCATGGTGTAATGGAGAAAGTTTTGAATTTTCAAACCTCTTTTCCAACTCTTTTACGATTGGTGTTATAGCTGGCAACCCCATTTCGGAAGCAATTATCATCTTGTTTACCGACTCAGGCAAGGATATAAAATCCATAATTGCTCTTGTATCACTGTTGTCAATGCTACTTCCTACAAAATATTCATCTGTTATACTCATATTTAGACCTCCTTAACTAAGCATAATGTTCAGTTACTAAATATAATGTAACATATTGTTCAGTTAATTGCAAGTAGAAAATATAAAAAGATGCTAAAAATTTTAGCATCTCATTTTTTGTTCTTTATAAAATAGTTAATTTATTGCCATTTTCTCTAAGTTATCAGATGCGAATTTACTGCCAACCTCACAAATGAACTCGTTCTTACCATTGAAAAGGTCGTTATATTCACCACCGTCTTCATATTCTTCTGTTTCAAAGTTATATGCACCATTCTCAGTCAGTATGTCGCCTTGTTTCAGTCTGAATCTTCCAGTCTGACAATCCTGCTTTACTCTGTATTTATCTCCTATCATATCCACACCTCCAAATCACCTTAAAATTTCACTTTTATCTAGTCTTCTATGATAAGACCTTCCTTAATATTAATTTCGTTTAACAATACATTATGACTCACATAATCTGTAGTTCTGCTATCATAATATTCATAAACTTCTTTCTGTGCAGTCTCTTTGCTATCGCTTACAATGATTCCGGTTTTATGATAATCCTTATCATTGTCATCTGTAAGTTCTATTTCATACTTAAATATTTTCACTTTACCACCTCCAAATACTAAATCAAACTAGAATTTGGTTACTCTAAAATCTTATCAATACAAGCATTCCAACCGTTATCCCATCCTTCGTCATATCCTTTAGGAAACGGATGCTGTTCTCTCTTTTCCGGAATCGGTCGCAGCGGACACCATGACGGTCTATGATTACTAATTTTAGGTGCAACATTACATAAAATACAACATCTTCCGCTTTGTAACCTACACAAATACTCACATTCGCTACAATCGTTTGGCATATTAATAATTAAAGCCGCCTTACCCATATCAACACCTCCAATAGAATCAGCCTTCTATTCGCCTCAATTTTTTTCTTCCCATTCCCTATATTCTTCTAAATATACTGGAATTTCTTCCTTAATCATTCGTGGAAAGTCTTTCCAACTCACAATCTTATAGTGTTTGGCATAATAGTAATTATTAACATAGCCGTAAATCACAAAATCCCCAACTCGAATATATCCATGTTCTTTCATAAACAATTCTTTGGAATCATCAGTGGCTAAGTAAATTTTTTGTCCATTACAAAATTCTTTTATTTCATCAAGATTATCACCCATGTACCGAACCCATTCAACTGTTTGTTCGGGAATTGGTAATAAAGTCGCTTCTCTCATACTCTACCTCCATAGAACCATTCTTCTATCTACTATTCAATATACGACTTACAAGAATTCACTGATTGTTACTCTTTTATCTTGCTCAATTTTGCATTTAGAATGCCTTCTATACCCGGAAAAATCACGCATATCTTGCCCATCCATATAGCCTAATTGACAATCTGCCTCTTCACCACTCTCATTATGACATATATAAGGAGACGTAGAAAAAGCTGGGCACTCTCTACATTTTTCTGGGTATCTTTCCATCTCATAACAAACTTTATATTTAATCATATTTACCTCCAATAAAACCCGTCTTCTATTGTTACTTTACACAATCCATATAACTTCCTTTTTGCAACATATAACCCATACTTCTATCATGCATATTCTTTAACTTATCAAAGTCAACTTTTTCTTTTGGAATTCTAATGCTCCAAGGATATTGTACTGCCCAATCTTCATTATATAAAAACTCCATTGGAACTACCGCACCATCTTCGTAATAAAAATCTCCCTTGTAGTAATGCATAGATTGGTTTCGGTCAAACATCTCACTTGCAACAAAATTACCTTCTCTTGCTGATAAAAATGCTTCCTTAAGATTCATACTATCACTCTACCTCTCTCCTCATTAGGTATTTCTCTATTTCTCCTCTAATTCTCATTAATTCATTTGTATAGTAATCTTTCTCCTTTTCTGTCTTTGCAGAACGCCACATATCATAAGCGACTTTCTCTTGAATATATAAGCCATCTATAATATCCATCATTTACCTCCATTCTTCACCATAAAAACAGCATTTCAAAGCTATTCTAATTCACTCAACATATCTTCTACTACCTTAAGATGGTTTTCATCCATTGCCTTACCGGTTCTGTTAAGCATTAAGAAATATTTCAACACAGTTTTTCTATCAGTTTCCCCAACTTCTGCCACAGAAACAGTATGACTTCTAAATACTGACTTATCCTTTCCACTTAATTCGTTAAAATATTTTCCCTTGTAAGTAATCTTATTCTCATAAAACTCAATCAACGTGCTTAAACGCTGCTTACCATCAAGTATCTCATAACCAAAATCTCTCTCAATCCATTTAGAGTCAGACAGTCGAATGAATACAAATTTTCCTATATCAATATTCTTAAAAACACTATCAAGTAGCATTTCTTTGTCTTCTTGTGTCCATACGTATCCCCTCTGATAGTCAGGGTTAAAGTCAACACCAAAGAAATAATGCTTTCTGATTATACTCTCTATGGTATCGTTGTTAAAATATAATCTTACATCCTGGTTTTCTGAGAAATTGGTGTCTCCGCCAATAATAGGTCTTACGTCTACCCAAGATGCAATCCTATATGTTTCGTAATCATATGGATTTCCGTAATTATTACTTGTAGCAATACATCTTAACCCATACACCTTTCCATCATAAAAAATCTCATCCACAGTTGCTTCCTTCATTGCACCATAAATTACTTTATCTCCAATGTTAAAAAAGTAAGAAGGCTCATTTAAATGTGACACTTCGTTTTGTATATGACTTAAACCATTTTTCTTTTCTTCTTCCATCTTTTCTTCAATAGTTAATTCTTTTTCAATTTTCTTTCTTGCCATATTCTTATCCTCCTTTTTGTCAATGAAAACCAGAATTTATCGTTATTTATCAAACATACTCGTTGTCTTTTTTAACCATTCTTCAAGACCATAACCGGTATGATCTATCAGTTTTTCTTCTAATCTTTCATACTCAGCGAGTCTTTTATAAAGTTCATTGTACTTTGGTGCAGCTTCAGCCAACATCCGATACTTCATTTGTTCTTCCTTTGACCCAAAGCTTACAAAATAATTATCACAAACGAGCTTTAGCTTGTCAGATGTCATTCTTTCCATATGACTACTTCCTTTCCATTATATCACATCACTCTTTACTTCTCTACTTAAAATCTTCTCTTAATCCAACTTTCCATTCGTGAAGCTTAAACCTGGTATCAATATCAGTCTTGCTGCCCATGCTCATGATAGTATCGAACAAGCTAGACAGATTAGTTTCAAATCCTTTCTGTTTATACTCTTCTACCAACTTCTCCAACCGGTTAATCTCTTCATCATCAAGAACATACTTTACATTCAATATTTGCATACAAGTCACCTCCAATCTAAGTATTGCCAATTTTGATGAAACGATGATTTCATGGTTATTTTTCATCTTCTTTGTAGTATTTTTCAAAGTGTTCCTTTGATTCTTCTGCTTTCTTTAGGTAATAATCTGCAACTGAACCTGCAACTCTAATTTGCCATAATTCCTCATACTGATACCACATATGTCTTAACTCATGTTCTCTGTCAACCAGACTCTTATTATCGTTGGATAATAACCGATACATATTAATCATTTCACTATAGCATCCACTACAAATTCTACTTTTAAAACAAGCCCACATTGACATAGCACCAATATTTCCATTAGAACAAAGTGCCAGTACCTTCTTTCCATAATCTTCTACAAGTTTATCCAATTCTTCTCTTGTAACTTTTCTGTATTTACAAGGTGTCCAAATTCCATTCTCATCTACTCTAACCATATAATATTCTTTCTTTGCCATAATCAAATCCTCCAATCTTTACAATAAAAAAGGTATCTGGATTATTATTCTCCAAATACCTTTGCGTTTTATTCACCATATAATTCTTCCCAATAAGTACAATTCTCACCACCATGTTCTGTATAATAATCATCCATTTCTTCTTCAGTCATGTTATCCATCTGTTTACAGTCCATAATGCCAGTTGCATTATAATCATTAATACAATGTTTACAGTTCCAACAACTCTTTTTCATTTCCATTCCTCCTTAGAAATCTAATTTTATTTAGACTCTACTAACTCAAGCCAACTGACTGTAACATGCTTCTGTTCAATTCCGTCTTCTGTTTCAAAGTCAACATCACATTCCGAATCAGTTTCCCACGCATATCCTATAAAAGTTCCGTATAACTCCAAGTTTCTATGATATACTCTATCGCCTTCTTTAAATTTCTTTTCCATATGCTTTCCTCCTATAACCATAAATCTTAGATTCTATTTAATTTAATCTTTTAAAACTTCTACTTCTTCTGTTTCTTCCCTTGTTAATGGATAAATACCATATTCGCACTCTACCGCTCTTCCAATTTCAATCCACTTAGGATTAGTAGCATCTGTTCCAAGTTCACCTTCTGTAGTTAAATATACCTTTTCAATTCTTCCACTTTCAAACTTAATCTTACAACCTTCTGTAATTTCTTTTCCGTTCTTATCAAAATACTTTAATTCGTTATTTACTGTTTTAATCATATCTTATCCTCCATTTTCTCGATGAAACCTATAATCTAATGCTACTCTACTTCTATTGTTATTGTTACTCTTTGTCCTTCTTTAATATCCGATTTGCCTTTAAAGTTTGCAATCTCATCTAATGCGACTACAATACTTGAACTAAAGTAATCATCAGATAATAATGTTTCTTCTTTGTTTTCATTCTCTACGACAAAGCCCCAAAGATTTTCGCTTTCGTCTATCAACTTTGAGTGCCCTGTAATTGAATATTTTTCCATAACATCACTCTCCTATTCAATGAAACTATTATTTCATCCTATTCCTTTTCGTCTAATCTCTAATGCTTCATCAGCATCATCTACATTAAATCCATATCTTTCACACAACGTTCTATACTCTGACATATTATTTGCGTCAGCTCCTACATTATCTAATGCCAGATATAATTTCGCCATTAACCAGTGAATATCTTTTAAAACTCTATTATCTTCCATATTAATCTCTCCTTCCATAAAACAATCATTTCATCTGTGTATCAATCCACTTCTTTGCATCTTTTAATTTTCCTTCACACCATAGTCTGTTTTCAAAACGAGTATCTTCTTCTTTGTATACTTCATAATTTGGTAAACATGCTCCATTTACTGTATGGATGGTGGTTCTTTTTATTACATATCTATTATAATTTCTAAAATTACTATTCATATTAATTCCTCCAATCCGTCAATAAAATAATCCTTCTATTGTTCTTTTCTCTCATTCTCTACTTCTCTACAGAGCTGCGTAAATTCTTCTTGTGATAACATTCCGTCCGGCTGAATCTTACTAAGGTAATAATCAACCATATCTGCCAAGAAATTATATGAAGCATCTGTCCTAGCTAAGTCCATCATCGATCCTAATGTGAACTTAACAATCTTTGTGTAAGTTTTCTTGTCTTTAATAGGTTCTTTATTCATTTGTATCTACCTCCTTAAAATGGACAAGTGAAAAAAGTAATAGCAATCTTCATTGTGTGTTCATCAATTGCTTTTAAAATACGTTTAAGAAATTTTTTCATCACTGCCTCCATAGTACTCATTATGTAACTTCTCTGCTCTTTCCATCATATCATTAAAGTTGTCACAGTATCTAACCTCTAGGTTCTTCGTAACATCTCCACATTGTAAACAATACAAATCCTTTACATGTCCCTTCTCTCTTTGGTTTCCTCTCTGTATTCCCATGCCTACATGGTTTTCTCCACAGCAACATAAGCAGATAAAACGACTGCTCTTCTTAGGATTACCCATCTTACATCTACACATTAGTATATCACATCCTTTCTATTTTTTCCACTAGAAAAGCCACCAAGTTCTCACCTGATGGTTTTCATTTTTCTCTACGAAACTCTCAATTCATTGGCTCTTGTAATCGCTTCATGATAAATCTCCATGCTGGATTTGTCTGTACCTTTTGCTTTATCTATTGTTTCCATAATAATAAGACCAAAATCTTCTGTCTTTAATGATGTTATAGGGCTGTTTTTTATAAGCTCTTCTTCACATCCATCTAACACATTCTTAATTAAGTTTCCGTAATTATCCACATATCTCTTATTCTTTTCTTTTGTTAATCCAATATAATCCAATGTCTGTTGTATTGTTGCATGACCAAACATTTTGGAAAGTGAAATCAAACAATCTGGGTCAAATGGATGAAGCTGATGAATCCAGTAGCCAAATGACTTCCTGAGACTATGGGAACTGATTCGGTACTGTATCTGGCAATCTTCAACTGCTTTGTTCAGAATATTTCTATATGCATTAGTGTGCCATTTATCTATGTCAGCCCACTCTACTCTATAATACAGATATTCTCCTAGTGTTTTATATCTCTTCTGCTTTCCAAACTCCTTCAGAATGTTTTCCTTTCGCTTATCTGACAAATCCTTATTCAAGAACTCGCACCATTTTTCTAAGTCGTTTTCTGCATATACAGGATTTCCTTCTCTTGCAATCCAATCTGTTTTACTCTGAAATGCAAAGATAAATTCATCATAATGTTCCATCGGATTAACATTCATCTTCTCACAGTATTTATCCACCACCTCAAATACCATATGAGTAATTGGAACTTCTACTGTTTTGCCAGTTTTTTGTTCTTCAATAGTAGTCATTTCTTCTCTCTGATTTCCATTCTCATAATACAAATCAGACCATCTCATTGAAATGGTATCACTGATACGTCTTGCCAGTAACATTTCCAACAACGTAATCAAATAGCCATCCCATTCATTATTCCGTTCAAACCATTCAACAACATTCTTGATATCTTCCAGATTCCAGAACGGATAAACTTCCGTTTTCCCTTTCTTTTTAGTAGCATAATCTCTCTTCTGTGCCATAACATCAACCTCCTTAAATACCAATCAGTTCCTTTATTATATTCTCCAAATCATCAATGCAACTTTCTAATGTATCAATTGCATCTTCTGATTCAGAACCCCTCAATGAACATTGCAAATTCTCTGGCATATTATCAAATGTATTCTGTTCTTCATCTAATACCTTTTGAAGATTTTCTTTACAGCTTTCAAGGTTCTTTCTAATATCTCTAATTTTGTCTCTTCTTTGTTTATTCATGTTTACCTCCAAATAATAAGAGGAGATTTGCATCTCCTCTAAACATTACTTTGCATCATAGAAAAAATATGTTTCACCACAATTAATTCTGAACTTATCAAACTCTTCTTTTGTTATTTCGATACCAGGGTCGCCAGGTGTCGTATCAGAAGGATATCTAAAATTGTCTGGTAGATACCATTTACGATACTTTTTAACTCCGTTTTCTATGGATGATGTAACCTTTGCAATATATCTATCTGTTTTAACTTCACATGACAAACTTCTTTTTATATCAAAATTATATCTTTTATAAGTCAACCATCCACGCTCAATAGCATCTCTCTTATACTGTTCACTCTGAGCATTCATTCTTTTCCTAACATTTTCTTGTGGATCAATATAGACCTTACCAGTTCTCTGACCGGCATATACTAACTTGCTATTCTTATAATCATAAGTGGCAACAATCTTTTCTCCATTTGCATATTCATTGCACTTTCTATCGAGATATACCGGTGTGCCATCATCTAAATACCTATACGGCTTACTCATCATCTGTGCATTCTCAACACCTGCTTTAATTCCTGAAATTCCTAACGCTGCTCCTAAAAATAATAATCCCCACATTTTATCAACCGCCTTTCTGTTATTCTTTTACCTTACAACTTTATTTTATCATACTTTCTGTCCGTTTTAAAGTACTTTCTACATCTGCTCTAGCTGTTCTAAATGTAAATCTTCTAAGAATTCTCTCTGCTCTTCCGTCATTACTGGAACTTTTTCTTTAACTTCATCCATAGCGTCACCTCCTTAAATCACGAATTTTATCGTTACCCAACATATCCAATTTCTTTATCTTCTGCGTATAACAAATATTCCGCATAAGCTGCATCTGTCAAATCATACCAAGAACTCATACTAACTTTGTCATGGTCTATCACTTCCTTATAGAGTGTTGGATATTTTTCTTTTACCTTTGGATTATGAATTACATCATAATTATCATTTACCATTTGAACATGATTCATAATCATTGCTCCTTTCTCTTATAATAACCTCGTCCAATATGTTCTACTGTATCGGCTACATTTTTCCAAGGTTCTGTGCCTGTCCAAGTCCATTCGCTACCATAATAAAAGTCCTTGCAAGACCAATTTTCAAGCGAAGCATTTTCTCCAACAGTCTTTTTGATTCTTTCTTCGCCAGTCTTATTGTTCTTCATATGTACTGCCAGTTCCATAAACTCCTTCTCCTTTCACCATAAAACATGGATTTTATTCTGTCGCATCATCGTACTCCGAAGAAAGATATTCGAGCAGTCGCTCATAAATATCCAGTTGATGGTCATATAAATAATTGCACAGTTCAATATCTGTTTCGAAAAACATTTCTATTGCTGCTGAATCTGCCCATCTATTAAAAGCACTTCTAGTTGAAACTCTAAGCAACCACTTATTACGTGTCCCACTATGGGGTTCTACAATCAAATATATAACCGTGTCAGTTTGTGCTTGTAACTTCCCGTTGAGTTCACAAATCTCATAGTTTCTGTAATCGTTTACAAACCATCTTTTGATATTTTCCATATTCACACCTCCTTAAAACAACCATCCGTTATAGCATATCTCCGTGCTGTCTGGAAACTCCACATAAAATGTCAACGCTCCAAAACAGAGGAGATATGGGAGCAGTAAAATAATTGTAACTAACGGTTTTATCAATATCATATTTCCCTCCAATCGACCATCAAATGCGGGTTCTATTCCGTTACTTCTCTTGGTACTAATTCATAAATCTTCAAGCCCTTAACAAACTCTCCCTTATCAAAAGAATTCTCACGGTCAAGAATTTCGCCAAGGATGGAATCATTTTGAAACTCAATTAAATCCACTCTGTCTCGAATTTCATTTAGAATCTTTTCTGCATCTTCTCTATTGGCAATGATAGTAGACCGATGCAAAGGCGTTTCGTACTCAACACTCACTGCTTCATGCTCTATTTTTTTGTATTGTCTATCGTATAGTGTATCTCTCTTAAATGAGATAAAGTTATAATCGCTACTTCCAATTACATACATAACATTTTCCTCCTTATACAATAAAATGTTGGTTTGGTTTAAAAACCTAATCTTACAATCTCATCACAATAACATTCAATATTATCAGGGGGTTTCGCTTATTGCCCAATATGATGTAAGCCACCGACCACCCTAATCATCTTTTCCCATGCTATTGCGCCACTCTCTGATAATTCTCCATTTTTCTTAAATGGCTTTGTAGCACCAAATTCCATTAAAATTTCTTCAAGTGTCATAATTCGCTCCTCCAATCAAATAAGGTTTCTATCTTGTTACCACATAAGCAACTACCAAGACCATGGCAAGCATAATCACAAACCACACCATCTCAGAATCTCCGCCGGTTGCATATGCATAAGCATCATCTGCCCATTTCCCTTTTTCTTCGTCCTTCATAGTCCCTCCAATCAATTCTTAATTTTTACATTACCAAAATTTATGACCGTTCCAATATACTTCTGGACTCTTTCCTTTACATCATCCGGATAAGTCTCAACCACATATCCTGTAACAATATCAATCTTTGTAATACGGTGCTCTTCATCGTACCACACTCCTCCGACAGTACCTCCAGGAACTCTAAGAGGAAGACAATTATGTTCTATTGCAAACTTATCAACCATTAAATAATGGTATAACCAATCTCTTTCCTCATCTATGCCAGCTAACTTATCCAATTCTCTTGTTAAATCACAAACATAATCAGAACAGAATTTATGTTCTAATTTCATATTATTTACCTCCATTCTACTCATAACACTTTGTAATTACTTGCATCTTACACTTCTTTACAATTTCGTCATCAATCTCACATGTGCCATCTTCATCAGCAAGAACTCTCGACTTTTTTGTTTCACAATAAGCTTCCTCTGTGAGCAATGAAATATCACAGGTCTCTACCGCTGCATCAACTAGGTCAATTGCTTCATCAAGATCCTTCACTTCGTTTACCGGCACAAGTACCGTCTTCTCAAAAGTCATACTTGTTGTGATTGCATAATACTGCCTTGTGTTCTGTTCATAATTAATATTAATCTTTGCTTTCATAACATCAATCTTCCTTTCTTTATTATTCTCTAACTTCAATATTCAAATCGCCTTCATCATCAGAATAAATGTACACCACTGCCCTATCTAAGTATTTAGGATATAAAGATTCAATACCACCTCCAAACACAGTTTCTACATTTCCATCTTCCTTAATGTTCTTAACTACTACATAACCTTGAACCTCAACCTGGTCTAACAAATCTCTTAATGTAAACATAATCATTACCTCCTTTGAATGTGAATTTTATTGCTATTCACATAACTCTTTTGCTAATGCCAACATTAATTCTTCTGCATTGTCAAAAGTAATAACAGTTCCGTTTCCAATGCCTGTGTAAATTTCTTTTGAAGCATCATAATCTTCTAAATGTTTTACCTCATATCCATCTAACCAAGGACTTTCTGTTTCCTCTGTCAAATCAATCATATCCCTTGTCGGCACTTGCAACTCAATCATTACACAATTTCCATTTTCATCATCGTAGAACAATCTAGCCGCTTGTTCATAATTCACACCAGTTTCTTCATTTTTCATGTTTTCAACAAACTGTTCAAAACTCTTTCTGTCTGTAATTCTTTTATAATTCCATTCAAATCTATACATAATACCTACCGTCCTTTCTTGTTAAAATACGAGTTTTATTGATTCTTTAATTGCTCGATTTCCTTTTTTAATTTGATATTTTTATCAACTGCCTTTGAGTTTCCAATGTAATCCGTCATTGACTGTGCGATTTTCTTTTCAATAACATCAAGTATCATATCCTTATTCATCGCAATATATTTTTTAGTTTCTTCCTTGTACCAATCCCATCCTAATTCACTATCGTAAAGAACGACTTGATGACTATATCCTGAAGGATTTGCCAACAATCTAAATTTACCATTTTCTGACTGATGAATAATTTCAGGATGGTCACCATATGATGAACGGTAAAATTCCATTTTGATTCCAGTATATCCTGCACCACCATATTTAGATAACTCAGCTAATTCTTTAATAAAATCTTCAAGAGCACTTTCAACAAGTGTATTTCTCTTATCTGATAACTTACGATTTTCTGATTCAACATCACTGTTAATCTTCATTGCTTCATGCTTTAATTTTAAAAGTCTTTCTAAATTACTTAAATCTCTCATATAATCTACCTCCATTTTTCCTGTTAAAATTCCGATTCTATTTATATTCTGGACATACATCCATTGCCTTATCTCCACAAATGCACGTTAGGCAATGCATACATGTTCCATCGTTTGCTTTGTTTTGTTCGCAACTTCGACATTTACAATAAACATCATCATCTACACATGCACATGCAAACCTCATATCTAAATCATCCATACATTATCCTCACTTTCCACTTTAAAATCCTGATTTCAAAGCTATTCCCAATTAACAAACCGTTCAATCTCTTCTTCTTCAATTCCAATTCCATCAAGAAGACACATCAAAGACTTAACTGTATCTTCTTTATCCATTGACTGCTCCCATACCCAATCAATAATATTTCTTATCATTCTTCCACCATCAGCATCTAAGGTAAAATTATTTCTTATATATTCCCAAAATTTTTCTTTCATAGGCATTCCCTCCGTTTTCTCTTTTAAATTGTGTTTCTGTTGCCATTTTCCTACGCCATGAGGTTCTGTTGTGCAGTAAATATCTGCGAATACCCCATCGGTTCCATCAACGAAACTTTCTCTATCTGCCTCGATATCAACCTCTGGATGCTCATCATACCATTTCTTCAAACAAGCACAAGCCTCATCGTGTGATTCTCCTGAGAAAATAGTCTCAGTTGAATTCCCGTCTTTTCTACTTCTCAAATCAATTTCCCAATATTCCATATCTTTTCCTCCAATCTACTGTTAAAATCATTATTCAATGGCTATTTGTTTACTGAGCGTAGATAATTGTATGCTTCCCAATGTTTAGAAAACTTTATATCTACATCTGGCTTGAACTTTTCATTTTTCCAATAAACCCTATACCCATCTTCAAACGGATATACATATCCGTTTTTATCTTCATATAACTTTTTTACTTCCATACCGATTCCTCCTCAAAATCACTCTTTTATGGCTATCTAAAAACCTAATCTTACAATTTCATCACAATAAGATTCAATATCGTCAGGCTTTTCACTTATTGCTCCAATGTAATGTAATCCTTCTACAACTTTAATAAGTTTTTCCCAAGCGTTTGCTCCGTCAGTTGTCAAATCTCCGTTCTTATCAAACGGCTCTTTTGCACCTAATTCCATTAAAATTTCTTCAAGTCCCATATCAATTCCTCCTTAAAATCGTCATTTCAAGTCTATTTTCTTAGCATGAATACATGTTGCTTCAAACCATTCTGTCAAAGCAGTCTCAATACCTTCTGGTTTTTCGACATCTTGTTCTTCTAACCAATCATATATCATGCTCCATCTATCACTGTGTAGCATTTCTTTACAAATCATTTCTTTTGCACAAAACTGACTAAACTTATGAAATAATCCAGTATCAATAATTAAGAATTTGTTAGCCTGCTCTATTAACTTCTTATCTGCTTTAACTATATCCATATTCAACCAACCTCCATATTCTGATCCACAACATTTTCAACTACACATCTTACCGTCCACTCTGGATGACTTTCCATGATGCATTGGAACTGATATTCATCTTGTACTTCGTCTCTCCAAAATATAACCTCGCCAAGTTCATCAACAATTGCCGTTCTGAAATACATTTTCATCACATCCTTTCTACTCTTGATTTTCCATTCTCAAATGTAATAGTTACAATGTTATATTCATCGTCTACTTCAATTACTCCGTCTGTCATATATGGAGCAACAATCTCGATTAAGTCTGAAAAGAAATTAGATACATAAACACAATCAATGACCGGTCTACAATACCCATTTTCTTCATCTACAAGTTTAATGTTAAATACATTTGCAATTTCTTCGACAGTTTCTGCTTTAAGGACATCATTTCTCCATCCATAACAATTCCACTTTTCCATTCTTACTGCATTTTTGATATCTTCAACAAGCTCAAAACCACTCATGTCAACAAATGCTGTTGCATTTTTTGTTTCATAAGCATAATGTCCCATCTTACTCAACCTCCTCTTCATTCTTAAAGTAAATATCAAACTCAATTCCATTTTCATATAAGCATCTGCTTATATAATCTGCAATCGGTTCTTGTGCAGCTTCTTCATTTCCCCACCAATTATCATAAGCTTTCTGTATAATTTCTTCTGCCCTTATAACATCTGTCCAGGCATCAAGAACTACACAGAAGTCAATCCATACAGACGAATCCATATTTGAATCTGACCATACATTGATTGCTGTTTTTGTTTGTATCATATATCCTCCTTAAATGTTATAGTAATCAAACTCTTCATCAATAATTGCGTCTTCTAAATCTTCACTCGTTAAATCATCTTGATTCCCAATCAGATTTACTACATAACCCATAGATTCAATAACTGCATATGGGTTTTTAATCTGTTCTCCATCTTCCTCACAAGAATTGATGTACTGCATGTTTGCCTTAATTACACTGTCTGGTGCATTTGTATTGATGATTTCAAAATCGCTCATCATGCCGGCTGTAAACTTGATAGTTCTAAAACCTTCAATTCTTTTTATTAGTTTTGTATACCGTCCAAAATCGTAACAAGCATCAAAACCAATAATGTCCACATCTTCCAAATCGTCCACATCACTATCTAACAACTCTTTAACATAGTGTCTTGCCTTAAGTGGAGCAAATAATTCAAATCGAATACCCTTTTCTATCATTCTAGTATGCCATCTACAATAAGACTCAATATCTTCTTTGGAAGCATCAGTAATGATTAATAAAAAGTAACTATCATCCTTGGTCTTATCTACAAATAATATTTTTCTTCTATATTCCATTTGTTCTACCTCCTTAAATCCGTTGTTTTATTGTTGTTTAAAACAAACCTCTTAACTTCTCAGCAAATTCTTTCAATGCGTTTTCTTTATATTCTTCGTTGTGAACAAGGTCAACAACACCAGGCACACCTTGAAATCCGTTTCTCTTAGCTTCCAACATTAAATATGTTTCTTCCTCCACATCAAAACAATCGTAAGCATCCCAAACTTCACTATATAAACTTTCCAAAAGTTCCTTTTTAGTTTTAGGATTCTGAATTGTAAGTGTTGTACACCAATCTTCATTTTCCGGATTATCACCTTGCATATACAATGTGAGTTCATTATTTTTCTCTTCTTCTAATGTAAAAGAAAAATCCGTTCCTTCTGATACTTCCTCTAAATACTTTTCAATTTTTTCAATTTTCATATAATCAACCTCCTAACAAATTGCGTTTTCTCTAAACTCTCTTAATAATCCATACCGTCTACCCATAGTTTCAAAGTAATTTTGAAATACAATCAACTCGCACCATGAGTAATTTTGATTCCCAAAATCTCTTTGCCATTCAATTGCTTCGCTCCGTACTTTTTCTTTCATCTGTTGATACTTACTCATCTTCAACACCTCCGTTTATTTATTCTCTTTTAGTTACAACTACCTTTTAACATGAGGTATAACATGCTCTTACTCTGCTTCATATCAGCATTTCAGGGTATAGAAAAAGCACTGAATAATTCAGTGCCTTGACTATCTAATATCTAGTGCCAATGAAACTTCAATCAAATATCTCACTTCATCTGCGTTGTCTCTCATGTACTGAGAAAATCCTTCATCTTCATCTGGATTTATGCCATCTTCTTTGCATTCCTCACAATATATACTCCACATACTGTCCTCAATCGGTACTGAATTAAGTTGCTTTCCTTTGTATTCTATGTATGGATCAGACCATTCTCCATGCCAAATGAATCCAATGTCTTCAATTCCATACCAATTTGGATACTCCTTCATGGGAAAACTTGCCACACCATTTTTAACTACAAAATCCGTATCTATTGTACTTGTCATATCAATTCCTCCTTTAAAACGGTTCTTTTATTGGGTTATGCGAACACTCCTTGAATTGTTTCGAACAATTTATTACTTGTTACTTCTTTTGCTATTTCTTCAACCAAATCACTCCCCCATTTACTTGAATAAAATCCCCAACAAGAATCCGTATGTTCATCCCAATTCATATCATCTTCTTCAAGTACATCAAATCCATTTTCTAACGATGCTTGATCATCCATATCCAACTCATCAATAATATAACCATAACAATCTCCTTGAAGATATTGGTCATACATATCAACTTCATCTTCCATCCATAATCTAGCAGCACATCTCCAATTTCTATCAGTTACTTTAATCCAATTTCCATTTTTGGATTTTATTTTACCACCACACCCAAGAACATCTTTCTTAGTTGTGTAAATCCAACCGGCTTGACCACTATCCCAAGGGCAACTAAAACCACTTGTTCTCATAGTTATCCCACCATGCTCGTAAACATTAAGTGGTAAACACTCAATCCCATTTCTTTTTAACAACTTCCACTTATCTTCGAATGACATAGCATCAATAATATCGTCAATAAGATGTTCAAGAGGATTATAACTCGCAATAATTCCGTGATGAACTTCACTACCAGTCCACCAATATCTGTAATATCCCCAAAGTTCCCAAACACATTCACTTCTGTTGTACTTCAATTCTAATCCATTAGATGTTTTCTTTGCCTTGATATAGTTAATAATTGTTTTTTCGGATACATATTTTCTCACTAAATCATTCACAAAATCTTCTGGCTCAGAATAATTATTTTCCTTATAGTCTCCAAGTTCATATCTGTTCCACCAACACATCATATGTCCAATATTTCCATCCATATTATATCTCGGATTCCACGGTTGTTCATCTCTTTCAATGTGAATTCTACAAACCTTACCATCACAATCTTTGAAATATCTGTAATTTTCCATATCAATCAACCATCCTTTCTATAATTCTTCCCAATAATCAATCAGACCAGGCAATACATAACCTAAATCTAAACTCGTGTACTCTTCAAACTCTTCAAGTTCCTTCATTTCATCTTCCGTTGGAATCTTTGCACCCATGATGTAATACACATCATCTTCACGCCCACCGTTGTCTAAGATTATATGTAGTGTATTTTCTAAAGCTCCATATAAATCTGTTGTGCCGTCTGTTGCAATTGCATTCCGTGTTACATATTCATTGTGTAAGTGATACTTTACAAGGACTTCTCCATCTCCAAGTAAGTCTAATAAGTTAATCTTTGTCATACTGTTTGCCTCCATTTCTCCATCAAAAAAACAAGTAACATTTCTGCTACTTGCTTCTTCTCTGTTTGTTGTTTGATTACTCAACCTCTACATTAAAACACATCTTACCACATGCAACATCCCACGAGCACAACTCTAAATCAAGATACTCTTCTGGGATATCTGATAGAAACCCAATGTATACAAAATCTTCTTTGATTAAATCGTATACTACACATCTAAATACGCTGTCCGTTGCTAATTCAACAAAATCTCTTACTGTAATCATCATATTAGTCCTCCTTTATATCAACCCCAATCTTGGCAAATCTTTAAAACCAACATATCATCAATGAATGTTTGGTCAAGTAATGCGCAATCAATTGGATTCTCTTCTCCAATACATATTCTATCGAACTCCCACTCTCCATCGAAACTTTTCTCTTTACTTATTTCGATGGAAGTATTGTTATAAATCTTTTCGTTTAATGGATTATCATTAAAAGGGATAAAACCCATTTCTTTTATTCCATAATACGTCAAGATTTTTACATTGATATTACTTTCGCTCATAATAATCCTCCTTTTCTTCTTGAAACAGTAGTTTTATTGCCGTTTTTATTCTTCATTTTCCTTGATAATATCAATCAAATTTTCAAGGTTATAATGTGCCTGTTCTCTTGCATAGTCCGTTATTTCCTCAACTGACATTTCTTCAAGTAAAACTCTGTCTAACTCTTCAAGTTTCTTTATAAGTTCGTCTCTGCTCATTCTCATTTCCTCCATAAAATACACGATTTAACGCTTTATATAAAATCCTTTATCTCCGTTTGTACTTCTGTAAAATAACTGCTCTGCTGATGCAGAACTTCCATATTCGTAACTACAAGGTACTCTGAAAAAGTCTTTCCCGTTTTCAGATGTGTAAATCTGTCCACCCTTGCAATAAATTTCCTTTGCTTCTGCTTCTGTAATTTCAATATAATCCATATTAATCAACCTCCATTCGTTATTAAGTATATCACAACCGGTTCCGTTTGTCACTCCCACCCTATTGAATTACCATTCAAAATAACTAACGACTTTCCATTCTGCTTCTCTTACATAATCGTATCTTCTCTGCTTTTCCATAACTGCTTCAGAAATCTTAACTCTCTTTGCACTCTCGTCTAATTCCATCTTTACCGTAATCTGTTTTGACGGAATATCACATACCCAAATATGAGAGTCATCAGTCCCATACCACTCTGCTTCCATGTCATATTCCATATAAAACATTTCCCATGCTTCGTCCATCCGTCTCTTAATTTGTTTTTCTGTCATTGCCATATTTATTTACCTCCTTTAGAATTACAATTTCATGGTGATTTATAACAATGCAATGACCGCATTTCTATACATCGTTCTTCCATACATCTCAACTTCTTTCTGATACACAATTCCTTTGATGTGTTCA